TCCCATTTTCAACTTTTGCAAAATGACTCATGTCGTGTAACTTCCTGACGAAGTGTATGTAAGAATTGTGTTAGCACCTGATACGGTAACAGTTGGAGAACCTGTGGTAATCCCACTGTAACTTGAAGTGGGCATTCGTAATATCACAACACCTGATGCGCCAAGTTGACCATTGCCCGCAGTGTATGCCCTACCATCACCGCCATTGCCTGAGTTTGCTGGCTGTAGGTCAGTTTCTGGGTAATAATACCCATCTCCCCCTCTTGCATAAGTCACTGCTGTGCCTGTAATGTCATTAGCCAGCCCGTTTGGTTGCGCAGTTCCCAAGCCTCCAGCACCGCCACCAGCACCTGAAGCATAACCTTGAGGATTTCCGGGGCCACCTGCATACCCTTGCCCTGCTATACCGCTTCCGCCAATACTTGCTGAATTGAAACCTGCATTACCGCCACCTGAACCACCAGAATTACCGCCACCCGCTGAAGCCTGTCCGCCTTTGCCACCTCCGGTTGACATAATTGACCCAAAGTAGCTGTTAGTTCCATTTGAATTGCTACCACCGCCCCCAACCGTTATGGTGTATACAAGTCCCGGGTCTACTGTTACAGCCGACTCAGTTGTTCCCCCACCCCCTGTAGGCGTAACGCTTGACCGTAGTCCACCAGCACCACCGCCACCACCACGAGTAGTTTGGTTGAAGGGGCTATAACCACCTGAACCGCCCCCAGCAAGAACCAGATAATCAATATCATAAGGCCCAGCAGAAGCAGAAGCATTGACCCCAGCAAGTAAAGCAATTACTCCTGACATTAGCTAACTGCTCCTGCAATAACGCAGACTGTGCCAGAGATAAAAAAAATAGAGCATAGTCCACGAGTGGCTAGTGTGACGTTTGCAACGTCTGTGTCTGCTCCTGATATGTAGGCTGTCGTGATAGAACAAGTAATAGTTATATCACCTGTTGTATTGTTAAAAATATTAACTACATCGCCTTCACTAAAAGTAGCGTCAGGTATTGTAATGGAACCACCCGTACCTACTTGCACATACTGGCCTACATCATTGTTAGCCAATGTATAGCTAGATGTCTTTGTGCCTACGGGGGCAACTATCCTATCTGCAATGTCTCTTGCGTTACTCATATCTGTATCCACCCTGTAGTATTGTCTTCCTGATATGCGTCTTCATCCCAGTACGCTTCACCTTCTGGTTTAGGCAGTGGTGCGTTCCAGACAAATGCTGTGCTGTCGTAAGTCCAAGAGTCGTATGGTGACTCGTCAGGGCTTTCAGGCAGTGCGTTATCCGGGAAGCCAGCCTGTGCAGGCACATCGCGTAGAGCATTCCTGTAGTTCTCGTAGACAGCCTTGTCATCAGTTGACAGTGGACTGTCAGGTAGAACCGCCCAATCAGTTTTAGCCAGCTTGTCATTGCGCTGGATGCGCACATTAGCCCTTTTCCCAATTAGCTCATTGGCAATGGCTTCAGGGGTTCTGTCTATAATACTAAAAGTCTGGTAGGCAACGCCATCGCGTACTTCTATGACATCTTCAATGACCTTCTCGGTAGCTGAGTCATAGGTTGGTTTTGTGTCATCTGTCAGTCTGACCAAGTTGAGAGAGGCCAGTGTCGCGTCACTGAAGGGTAACGCAAATGAAGTGTTAGGATGGGCTTTGACAACTTGCCTCTCGCTAACTACTGTCTGTGATTCTGTGTTGTAGTATCTCATTGTGTTACCTATCGTGCGTTTGAATATTTGAATGGGTTTTCTGCGAATGCCATGTAGATGTATGTAGCACCTGATGCGTTCTGTGTACTGCTTTCACCTATACATTTAAACCCGTTAGATAAGAAGTCTACTCTTGTACTAGAGTTACCTACTTCTGCGCTACTTGAGTTAGGATATAGCCATTCTTCTGCGGGGTTATATGTATCTCTTGCATTATCCATTAAAACCCAATTATAGCCTGAGGCATCTGTACGCTTCGTCATTATAAAAGCAGGTCTAAATCCGGTGTAGATGAAGGGGCCATTCCCGCTAGTGTCTCCATTCCCGGTATAGCTTCCGAAGGAACTGAAGCCTTCTTTTTCTGCCCATATATAAGCAACATTGTTGCTATTAGCTAGAGTAGAGTAGCCAATATTAAAACTCGCTGTTGTACTAGATACACCAGAAGGCCACATAGTGTAAGTACCTGTACTTGCAGCCATATCACTATTTAACGCAATGTATGAAGTTGTCGTACTAGCGAATGATTGATGCCATGTGTACCAGCTATAGCCTGATGAACTTGTAATTTTTACAGTAACCATTGCAGGAGTAGCCCCAAGTCCATGACCTACTGTGAAGCCTCCTGATGCCGGAGCAGTAAATGTAACTATACTAAACCCTGCATCTGTATTTGCAGACACGTTACTTGTTATATCTCCGTCTGTGTTACTTGATGCAGTGCCTCCAGCTTTCCATGAATAATTAACAATACTGCTTCTGTTAAGTCCGGGGTGACTATCTATCCGATAGCCGTCAGTAATAAAGCTATCAAACTTACCCGTGCCAGATTCTTGCGCACCTGTGTCAAATCCTAATGACCATCCATCACCACGATTGCGGTCAACAATAATCCATCCATAGCCGTTTTCATCACGGTTCTTAAAAATACCCAAATCAGGGTCAAAGCCTACGCCCGTAATATCTCTGTCGTTAGTGCTGTTGCCTTCATAAAGCAGTACGTTAAGCTGATCTTCTGGAAGCCCTGCCACAGCTGTATCGTCTATATTAGGCCCGATAGTGGGTTCTGGTAAGTTGGCTGTGGATAGGGCTAAGTGGTCTGTTGGGGGTGTGTAAGTTAAGGGTGTCTGACCAAAGTTAGTGGTTGTTTGTGAATTGTAATAGTTTGCATTAGACATATAGTAAATGGAACTTGTCAGTCCTGTAACTGTGCCTTGAAGCGTTCCATTTTTATAAAACGATATTTGTAAGTTATCTACATCTAATGCCACACCTATAACATCATTGGTTGTAAATGTAGCGTAAGTGGCAACACTAGACCCTTCCTTATAAACAGCTCCATTCCTAAAATAACCAACACCACCACCAGTAGAATCACCAGTATATTTACCGTTAGACGGTTGCTGAATAATTCTTGCTACACCAACACACGGATAAGACGCGGCTGAAGAAATTGCATTTATTTTTTCTTCCCAGTACCACTTACCTGATGTTACGGCTATTGTTGAATAGTCAAGGCTATCCTCTGCACTATTATTTCCAAAACTTACCAAATTACCATCAGACAATGTAGTTCTTGCAGAAGAAGCCAAAGGATTTAACGTAGCAAAGTTATTAGTAGGCGTATCAATCAGCTGATCTGAGCTTGTAAGCCCTGTAGAAGTATAGTGATTACCATTGCCTGAAACGTCCTTACCTAAATCAGATGAATCTGCAAAGTCTAAGTAAAAACCTCCATTGCCATAAGAAATACCAGAAGGTTCTACAGGAATCCAAACACCGTTTTTAAATTCACCAAATTTACTTATATCATAAGCAGTACCATCTACAGCGTGTGCTTCTGCTAAATAAAAATCGTGACCGTAAGTTGAGTTATTAGCTAGTGCAGGGCTAATGTACATACCCCATGCGCTATTTGTGGTTGTAAATAAATGCCAATCTGTATTTTGTGGTGTTTCTGCTGGCTGATCGGTAGTGGTGTAAGGTATCGGCACTCCGTTTAAATAGAGTTTATACCTATCGCTACCAGTTGAAAGTGTAGTATCTACAACAACATATAGATGATACCAAGCTGAAAAGTCACGCTGTTGTGAAATAGTATCTGCCCGCATTAAGTATCTTGGGGTTGGGGTGGGGCGATAATCCTGAAACTCCCAAGAACCTTCTCCATAAGGCGAATAATTACTGTAATCATAAATAGCAAACGTCGGATAACCAGACGACATTGTGTTAAAAAAAATACCAAGACCAGCTTGATGTATTTTGTTTACTTTCATCCAACAAGAAAAACTTAATTTTTGTGCATCTGTTGGAGAACTAGCTAAAGCTGTTGATCTTGAAAGATACTTACTAGATGTTCCCTGTATCCGCACAGAGTTATCTATCGTGTACGGGTAGAAGTCACCACTGACATTTCCTGCTGCACTTTGCAGTGCTGTAATTAACTCATTGCTCATATAGAGTTTCCGACATATGCACCGTAAAGAGTGCTAGATACTTTCCAGAATACCAGCGTGTCTGCTGCTGTTAGGGTAGGCGCAACATTACCGCTATTTGTTACCCATGTCATAGTAGGCCAAGTGATCGTGTAGCTTCCTGCATCTGTAAGTATCAGCACGATAGCGTCACCAGATGACAGCGAGTCAGTAAATGTAGTGTTGGCTGCTATTGTCTTGGTTTGTATTGCCCCGTTGGTAGCGTCAAAGGCTGTCCCGGTTAAAGCGTAGACCGTGGAGCGTATTGTCTTGTTGGTCAGTGTCTGGGTGTTGGTCGCTGTGGTTGTATTGGCATCGTAGCCCTGAACCGTTACACCAAGATCAGAAGTTGTTAGAGCATTAGCAACATTGAATGTTTCAAAGGCTACTACTTCAATCAAGTCACCTGCTGCTGCACCTGATGCTAGAACAATGCTTGTGCCGTTTGTAGCAGTAACGTCAGTACCGACAATTAACTTAACACCATTCATGTAAACATCAACATAACCAGCAGTGTAAGCAACAGTAAATGTAGTCTGTGCTGCTGTAGCAGTAAAGTTAGTTCTTACATAGGTATATGAAGGAATGTTTACTACCGCCCATGAAGCAGTAGTTCCATCAGTTGTTAGATAGTAACCAGCGTTACCTGTCTGGCTTGGTAAGGCATCAACATTACCAAAAGATATTGTGCCAGCACCGTCAGTGATAAGTGCCTGTCCAGTTGTGCCGTCAGATGTAGGGACTGTAAAGGTGGTAACAAAAGACTGTAGGTTGCTGTCAAAGGCCAGTACAGTGACACCGATGTCTGCATCAAGAAGGGTTGTTGGATCGTTAACTTCTGCGCCTGTAGCAATGCCAGCAAGTTTAGTTTCTTCGGCAGTTGTAAAAGAAGCAGTGGTAGCGTCCAGTACAGCACTGTGGGCTTGTACGTTCACACCAATGTCTGCATCAACTAATATCGTTGCATCGTATCCTTGTACACTTACGCCTATGTCACTTGACTGTAATGCTGAGTCAGCCAGTGTACCTTGTGCAGCAGTAGCAAATGCTGTGGCTTCATTGCCATCAAGTAGGTCAGCGTCTAAGCCTGTACCTGCCCCATCAACTGTGAGGAGGGCTGTAAGTATCTCAGAGGCTGTTTGGTCGGCTGTAGCACCAGCTTCTATTGCATCTAGTTTAGTTTCGTCAGCTGTAGTAAAAGAAGCTGTAGTGGCTGCAAGAACAGCAGAGTAAGCCTGAACATCTGTGCCAATTTCTACGCCTAAATTAGTTCGGGCAGCAGCAGCTGTAGATGCGCCAGTACCACCGTTACCTATCTCAAGATCAGCACCAGACCAATCAGTATTTGATATTGTACTGGCTGTAGCTAAACTGCCTAATCCTAAAGATGTTCTTGCTGTTGAACCAGCCTCGGCTACCCAGCCTGTAGCTGAACCTACAATAAAGTTACCGTCTGCATTTGATAGTCCAGCAATAGTAGTCAGATCTGAATCTAATGCCTGTTTGTTATTCAACTGAGTCTGGATATTTGATGTAACACCATCAGTATAATTTAATTCTGTAACTGTAGCTGTAATACCATCAAGTGTATTTAACTCAGAAGTTGTAGCTGTTATACCTGCTAAAGTGTTAAGTTCAGCACCAGTAGCGGTAATACTAGTGCCAGCAAAATCAATAGCATCAACATACGCAACACCATCAATATAGATGTCTTTCCACTCGGCTCCTGTTCCTCCAAGGTCATAGGTGTTAGTGGCTGAAGGAAGAATATTTGACGCAACATCGGCAGCAAGGTTAATTGTGTCTGTAGCAGCATCACCAAAAGTAAGATTGCCAGATATTGTCGCATTGCCTGTCACCGTTAAATTACCACCAACAGAGATGTCGCCTGTTGTAGTAACAGCATCTAAGTAGGCGTGTGACCAGTAGTTTGAACCGTCACCAAGAGTGTATGTGCTATCTGCACTAGGAATAATGTTTGAAGCTACATCTGCGGTAATAGTAAGTGTATCTGTAGCTGCATCACCAATAGTTACATTGCCATCAAAAGTAGCTGCGCCTGTAACATCAAGTGTGCTAGAAAGAGTTGTCGCGCCTGTAACGCCAAGAGTTGTACCTACAGTAGACGCACCATCTACAGTCAATGTATCTATAGTTGCTGTGCCGTCTAAATACAGATCTTTAAATTCTAATGATGATGTACCTAAATCAATATCATTATCAGTTACTGGAACAATTGCACCATCTTGAATACGAATTTGTTCTTCAGCTGCGCTACTTACTTCTACGTAAAAACCCCAACGGTTATTAGTGCTATCAACTGCAATTTTATTTAAGAAGTCTTCATCACCAATAACATGAATGTTACCGCCCTCGCCAGACGTACCATCATGTCTGTGTCCAGTTGTACCACTACTTGCATACGAAAATGCATTTACTAGCTGATTGTATTCGTCATTGAATAACGAAGCAGTAATAGTATCGCCATCTGCAAATGTACTTTGTCTAGTGTAACTAGTTCCAGCCATTTTCTTTTATCTCCTACCCGAGGGCATATAATCTATATATAAACCATTTACTGAATATGCAGCATTGTTATCATTGCTTGAAAGTCTAAAACTAGCTACATGCCCACTCCCCTGTAACGATTGTCTTACTAACGGGTCTAGCGAACCACCAAATACATTTGTTCCAAATAGTGCTGATCCAAACAAAGATGGAGTCTGTACTTCAGTTAGTACATAATCAGCTGGTTGCGGAATAGTTGTATCTTCGTAATTAAATCTTACACGCAAAGACGGCTGCACTTCGCCTTCGGGACTTAATGAAATTTTTGCATAATGTAATGTTTTTAATGTACCTGCGTCACCAAAGTCTAGGTTCGGTGTCTTGTATCTTGCTGATATACTTTGAGCTGACCCTGACTGATAAAAGTAATTACCACTATCATGCTCGTAAATATAACCAGAGTTATCCCCATGATATGTTTTTTCAACGCCCGTGCTTAAAAATGCAGATGAAATTGCGGGAGCTTGTATACCTTCTGTTTCAGACCACTCAAATCCATTTGGGGTTAATGTTCCAATTAATCCTTTAGATGCTGAAATAGCTGATCCAGTAGGTGTATAAAATAATCTGTACTGGGATTTGTTTCTTAGTACCACACTGCTTATAGTGTAGTCAGTTATGCTAGCAGCTAAGTCTGCAACAATAGACTGTACCTGTCTGGATACAGAACTTAACTCAACGTCACCAATACGCGCTGTTGCAGCTACAAGACGAATACCGTCTGGTGCTAAGAATAAAACATCACCACCAATTTCTTGGATGCTATATCCACTTAAACAACCCACGTTAGATGTAATCTGTGAAACAGCTACAGATGCTGCATCATTAATATTATCTAATCTATGTATTGTGTTTTGGCAAAAGATATACAAAGAATCACGGAAACTTTTTATACCTACAATTCTATCATCTATTGTTACTGAACCAGAACCAGTACCAGTAAAATCTCTGTCATCATTTGTTTTACTGTAGTAAACAGTTGAAGGCGCATTTTCAGCATCTACAATACAAATATGTTTATTATGATTTTCAACATATTTACCAGCAGCAGGTGCGCTTATTTCTTCGTAGATAAATAATCTACTTGCGCCTGTACCATCAATATGAAAATGAGCTACCTTATCTGAACCTGTTGCAATAGTTACTGAGCCATATTCGCTATCTGTATGACCAGTAGGCGCACGCATAATTACAAACTGAGCTTGGCCTTGGTTAGGTCTATCCAGTTCTGCTTGAGAATTTAGATTAGCTTCAGTAACTCCAACATGACCTGTATCTCTGTTTATCTGCGTCCATGTTGTGCCGTCTTCGGTATAATATATACTTGTGTCTACACATACGATAAGACCGAGTGCATAAGGGAACACGCCATGAATTCGTGATGCACCTTCTGGTCTAGTTGTTCCATAGTTAGCGTAACCGTTTATACGCCTATAGCCACCATCAGGGTCTACTTCAAAATTAATCAGCTGAGTAGCAAAGCCCGGCTGCTGAAGCATATCAAATTGGTTTAGGTTAGTGTTTAACCCGCCCTTACATGAAAGACCAAATGGTTGAGACATTAAATAAATACCACTCTATCGTCTTTGAAATATGATGGGGTAGGATCAAGAAGATTAGAACGCATGCTTCTTAGTCCTTTGTTGTAGTCATCTAATGCAAAAGCAGCAGCCTGTGGATTATCTTTAAACTGCCAAATGTAGTATCTTGCCCTAGCCATTAAGACGGGCTTGTATAAATCTGGAAACACTATTGTGTCTGAATATGCAGATAGCTCTGTTGGTAGATCCCAAGCATAAAACCAAATACGATAGGTTTGCTTAGGAATTGGACTTAATCCAAACTTACGAGAGTCTGGACTACGAATAACAAAGCGGGGTTCTCCCCAAGCCTGTGTATCCGCATCGTCTGCATTTTCTGCGGTACGTCTAAAATCTTTCCACTCTTCTGTAGTTAAGAATTTTAAATTTCTTGAAACGTATGGAGCAGTTTCACCACTAACTCCAATTGTGGTTACATAAAAAGTATCCCAATCAATTGAGCCATAATCGGTTGTTACATCTGAACTGGCAGCTTTTAGTTCGTACCAGCGTATACCCGCAGTAGTTTCAGCATATACATTACCATACATTGGGTCTGTTGCACCGCTTTCCGCAGTAGCAAGAAAAGGCCACTTAGGTTCATAGTTAGCTATGTCTAAGTAACCTCTATTAATACAATCTTTAGCATGCTGCTGTATGCCCGTAGCTGAAGCAAAGTTAGCAGAAGTTAATGGGACTTCATTTAATTCACGCAAAAGTTCATTTGTGATAGTTAAAAATGTTGCTGCCATTATTTATCCTTTTTGAATATACGATCCCAGTTTTGTGCATACTGTTCACGCGACACCTGACTTTTGCGGGGTCTGCCCCTGTGTTTATTTCTAGCTTTTAAATTTATGCCTTTCTTTCTCATAAAAAATGGGGGCAGTTTCCCACCCCCACCTTCCTATCAACTATTAGTCAATAATGTAATACGCACCGACCATTGCTTCGGGACGTAATACTTTTACACCGTGAACATGAAGACCACGAACGATATCACCGAAAGATGATGGATCGCGGATTACTTCAGTGTTAACGATAGTCTGTGCAGTAGCAGTAGCAGACATATGACCAGCAAGACAGATACCTGTGGCATTTGACTGTGAAGGCATATTGTTAGTCTTGTACATGCTAAAGCCACGCAGCTTACCTTCAGCTACTAGACCATTCCTGATGGAACCCTGTCCACCATTGTAGTCTACTGACAGCAGTTTAGAATCTGTCTGAGACAGTTCTTCATAGAAGTCAGGAGAAGCTACAAAGTAACGACCTTCTTCAGGTACGCTCTGCTCGTCAAGAAGACGGGCCATACGTGCCATAAGATCCAAAGGATCGGTTTCACTAGCAACGCCAAGGTCTACTGCGCCAGCACCATCATAAACACCAGCACCAAGAGCAGTCGCAGAATCAGCACCAAGGATGTGATTCGGGGTAGCAGCGGAAAGACCAGCAACCATTTTGGTAAACACATTTTCGTCAAATGCATCACGCAGTGAATAAGCAGCAGAAGAAGCTGCAACTTCACGCCAGTTTACATGAGACATGTTGCTTTCAATATCATCAACGATGAACTTGAAGGCGTTAGCTGTGTCAACGACCAGAGTAACTTCCTGATCTGTCAACTTGGTTGATGTTACATCCTGACCACGCTCGTACTGATAAACAGTAATAGTTGGTTCTTTGATGATTTTTACAGAATCCCCATAAGCGGAAATCTCACCAGCGTAGTCAGTGTTAGTGACTGCTTCAGCAACCGCTGCCTTTCGGAAGAAGTTAAGTACCTTCTTACTATAGACGGCAGGCAGGAAGAATGAATTGGTTTGACCACTTACGGAGTTACCAAAGTTAGCATCGGTATCTGTACTCGGTTCAAAAAACTGATCGGCCTGATTATAAGCCATATTGAATTACCTCAAAATTAGACAAAATTATCCTTTGATTACCCTGCCTTCAGAGATAGCTTGATTAATTTCCTCTTCGTATTTATCAAACTGATCTACAGACATACGGGCAATCTCCCGTTCTGTCCAAACTTTTGCTTCTCTAGTGTCAACAGTCTTAGTCTTTGTAGAGACCATATCCGCTGCACTTGAAGTCGCAGGTCTGGACGGTTTAGAATTTTTAGACTGAGGGATACCGCTTTCAAGCTTATACAAGTCAATAGCACGGCTTGCTAAAGTAGCATTATCAGGATTGTTGTAAATCCAATTTTGTATTTCTTCAGGCTGATCTTTTGCCCATGTATGGAAACTTTCGTCCCCACGAATCTGGTCAAAGTCGGGATGGCGTGACATCAACTCCGATTCAGCTTCTTTACGAGTAATATCAGCTTCACGTTTCTTAATGCTTACCAACTCCTGACGAATGTCTGCAATCTGCTGTTCGCTACGCATGTGCGCTACAGTTTCTACAGTCTCATACAAATCGGGATACTTTTCCTTAAACTGTTCCAGCTCTTCAACAGACTTAGGTGCTTGATACTCTGGGGCTGCTGCCCTAGCTTGAGCAAGAAGCTGTTCCTCTTTCTGTTTAAACTCTGAAACACGATTATCATAATGTTTCTTTAGATCGTCATACCTTTTCTTGTAATTTGTTTTACCGTCTCCCTTCGGGGCTTCAGCTTCTTTGCTGGAGGTGGCCTCTGGTTTTCTGGCGGTAAACAATGTATCAGCACTCACGAACTCTTTATCTGTTCCTTTGTGCCATTCCTTATTCATATTATAAGGATTTGCTTGTACTTCATCGTTATCCATAACTGCTTCAGTCATACTATTCTCCAAACGGGGCTTGTTGTCCACAAGGTAGCCATACCAATTAAGTCTCGTCAGACTAGTACGGGGCTTGGTACTACAAGGTAGCCGTATTAACGTACACTAGGCATCTGATTAGCATCAAGCATTTGCTTACGAATTTCTTCGTCAGTCAATACACCTGTTGCAGGATCAGTGGGCCTAGTCATTAATCCACCGTCATAAGCCCTTTCTGCTTCATCCATCATTTTCTGAAGGTTTTCAGGGCCAATTTGATCGGTGGCTTTTTTAGTGATTACAAATTCACCAGCAGATAGTCTTGCAGGTATTGAATCTGACACACCATTTCCCGGGCCATTAACCATACCTGACCCGACAAACTCTGAGGCAGTCTCTACAACCTTGTCAAAGATTTGACTAAGCTGCGGATCTTGTCCCAAAGCATTCATTAGGTAGTCTTTTTCCTCATCTTCCAATGATTCATCAACTACGAAATCTATATATTCTTGCATCATTTCTTCATCTGGAAGCTGTGATGCCATCGCCTCATCCATTTCTTCGGGCGGGATGTTGGGGTAAGTATCAACAGGTGCTGCTTCAGAAGCCATATCTGCCATTTCGGGAGGGACTAGCATACTTCCTTCAGCATATTTTTTCATCTTACCGCCAGCATACTTTTTCTCTTTATTTTCCATAGCGTAATATACCCGTTCACCTTTTTCTGAACCGTATTCTTTCTTCATGGCTTTCATTTTATCTTTGTTAACAGGCATATCTATACTCTTAAAAAATAATTATAAGGAGAACAAGTACAACTACAGCAGCTACTCCAGCTGTACCTGCACCAAGTTTTAAATCTTCTATACTATTAATAATAGCTTTTACTTTAGCACCAAGCTGATTACATAGTTCAGTAGCTTTTGTTTTTAAAAATGTCATGTTCTATATTTCCTAGCTGTTGTAGCTGCCTTCTTTGGCTGTTTAGAAAACTGTTTACCTTTTTTAGTATCTTCTCTTTTCTTTCTTGTAGTAGCTGCATATTCGGCAGAAGACATAGCTTTAATAGCTTTTGCAGGTAAATATCTTTCACCTGTTGCCTTTGGCCCCTGAGTAGAAGGCTTACCACTTTTAGTAGTCCATTTCTGAGCAGTCCATTTTTTTAATGACTTCTGTGGTTTCTTTAACGCCATTGAGACCTAGCCTTTTCTTTTGCTTTCTTGGACAAATCACCGTAGTGAAATAAATTAACAGACTTACTGCTCATAGTTTTACCAGACATTAGCTTACCGTCTGGGTGTTTATGGTACTCACCTTTGTGGACAGTACCATCTTTTTTATAATGTTTAACGCCCATACCCATTATGATTTATATCCCCCGCCTTTAGCTTTATACTCTTTGGCTAACATCTGAGCTTTACGCGCACTCCACTGTCCGGGTTTACCACCTTTATCACCAGCCTTTATCTTTTTAAATAGCCTTTCTCGCATAGTAGGCTTGGTGTAATTTCCTGCTTTATTTACTGTTGACTTTTTTTTCATGGGTAAAAGTTATGAAGTTTTACTTTCGTTAAGAGTTCTTCTTACATTATCTTTAAGCTGCTCTAGGCGTTCCAGAGAATTCACTCTCCCCTGACTGCGGTACAGCTCCAGTTCCGATGTTGCCCCCACCAGTACCCGTAACTCCAAGGTCTTGGCCTTCTGGAGGTACTCCTTCAGGGCTTCCCATAGTTCCGGGTTGTTCACCACCGGGGCCAGCTTGTGGGCCAGTTCCTTGTCCAGCATTTTGTAGTCCTATGATTTGTGCCATAATAGCTGCTTCTTCTGGATCATTAAGAATTTCTTCTGGGTCAAGTTCCAGAGAGTAAGCAAGTTCGCTAATAAGTTTATTTATTTTTATGAAAGGTGCAATAGCAGGATTCTGTGCGGTCTGTAAGAACATAGTCAATCGTTGACTACGTACTTCTTTCTGCATCAAGCTATTTGTACCTGTGGCCTTAACTTCCAAATCACCTTCTACATTTAACTTAGAATCTAGGAACTGCATGTTCCACTGAAAGTAAGCTTCTCCAAGTGGGCGTAAAAGAAAATCATCAAGATTCTTTATTACTGTTTTTATATTTAGTGAGGCTGCACCTAGTAGCATGGACATACCAGATGCGGTTCTAGTCATACTCTGTACGCCAGTTTGACCATGAGAGTAACTAGGAATACCTGTCTGTTCGTCAGCTAACTGCCGGAACCGATCAAACATCATCATGTTTTCATTAGAGGTATTGGGGAACTTTAATCCATTTATCGCTTGACCGGGAACCCCTGCTTGTCTTCTAAAGATTTTGCCGGGGTATATTTCCATACTCTGACCGCCAACAAGAGCAGACTCATCTACGTCAAAGACTAGTGAGCCAGACAATGCCAGATTATCAATAGCCATTCGTGCATGACCATTCATAATTTTCTGGGAGTCATCCATGTTTTCTGCTACGCCAATACCAAAGAAGCTATATGGATTACGCTCGTAGGAGAAGGCGTGGTATGGAATGCGATGAGGTGTGAATGGATTAATAACAGCCCTGAGTATTTTACCATTACATATCCAAGCATTTATTTGAACTTCATCCAATGAATCCACATCTTCAGGAAGTTCCATGCCAATCTGCTCGGCATACTCAGCATCCATTATTCCCCAATACTCTAATACTTCGTACTGGCCTGAACCATAATCTTCTGAACGCTGGTCATCTTTTAACTCGTGTTCATAATCTTCTGGCTCGTAGTTCGGCCCCATCATCAGGCACTCACGAATAGCATCCTTATCAAAGTAAGGCATCTTTGCTAACGCACGAACCTGAGACTTGTTCATTTTATGACGATGGAAAGCATACTCAGCTTCTGCTATTGATGTTGCATTTGGATCGGGAAAGAAATCCCAGATGCTTACAAACTCAATGCGGGGAACTCGTACATCAACCGGGGAGTAGGTTCTAGTTCCGTCTTCTGCTTCTTCCCAACGATTCAAAGTCTTATTAAAATTAAATGGGCCTTTGACAATACCTGTGCCAAAAAGCGCAGCTTCAAACAATGCGCTTCTTATTTCGCTTGATCCATTAGACTCTTCTATCTGATCATGGATAAGTTTTTCCATCCGTCTTGCAGCAGCCTGTGCTGGCTTAACTTCATACATGTTAGGGATTGGAGTTGAGCCGGGGCTTAGGTTATCAGCTACTACTGCATCAATATCTTCCTGCTGACCTTTTACATATGTACTACCTGCTGATTTTACATCTCGTCCATCACCAGCATAACCTACATTAAAAGGGTCTTCTGTTTCAGCTTGAGGGCTGGTAGTTTCAATTCCGGGGAGGGGAGTAGAAGGATTAAGGTGGGCATATTCAGTTGCCCCTTCTGGCATCTTAGTTTCAGATATGCCAATAGGAAACTTACCCGCACCAAAAATAACATCAACCAACTGACCATAGGCTGCAAGTACTTTTGTTTTAGTTACTTTAACAAATACCCTAGACTTTTCTGACTCACGAAACTTAACATGCTTTGGGTACATACCACGATAGTTGTGGTAGCCAGTGATCCAACGCTTTTCGTCATAATCCCTTGCTTGCTGGGCTGCAATATAACGGTCAGTAATAAGACCAACAAACTGGTTGTGCAGCTGTTCTTCAAGAGTTAATACTCTAGCATCTTCACCTGCTACTTCTTGGAAGTAGATATCATCTGCTCCCATTACTATGCTGTTATCTTCTTCTGCCATTTATATTCCTTTAATACCCAAACTCTGAATCAGCAGGAGTATATGCTTGCTCTAGTCTTAAATGCCTTAATCTAGAAATAGGATCTTCAATTCTAGGTCTAGACATAATTAAATATCTTAATGCATCATACGCATGGTCAGATGCGTGTGTATCTACATCTTCGGGGTTTGATTTGTCCAGAGGAATACTTTGAAGTTCCCGTATCAGATTAGGGCAAGTATTAAATATTTGTAGTCGTGGCCTTCCGTTTTGGCGTAACTTCAAGTATTCGTGGATTTGTATTTTACCGGGTATTCTTGCCTTATCAGCCCTTCTTAGTTTATGTCCTGTCTTTATTAAGGCTTCTCCTACAGTTGGGCCAGTAGCCCCTGTCTTAGCCCATGCTGCTGTATCTAGTACTCCCGGTACAGAAAAAGGATCATCTAGTTCCATTTCAGTTATAAGATGTCCTAAATCCTCGCCAGTTAAACCTTTAAGATATAACTCACGATATATTATCAGGGTTCCGTCTGAGGGGTCAACACACCCCCACACACATGCACTTTCAGAGGCATACCCGTAGTCAATGCCTTTAACTCTTTCCCATCCAATAGGAATTGCAAACGGAGTTATAACGTGCGCTTCACTATCAAACTCCGTAAATGCTGCGCCCTCTGCAATATCCCAATTGCCTTCCAGCAGTTGTCTACGCTGAACATCTGGCAGGGCTTTCAGCATTTGCTCATACCTGCCATCTGTAGCAAGGTACGGGTTGTCGTCTAAGCGGGCTGGTATAAACTTACGGGATAGCCCATCTTCACCCTTAAACGACTCGTGCGGGGGGTTAGGATCAATGTATCGTTTCTTAACCCAGTTCGCACCTATGCCACCCGGGTTGGCGGTACACCTCATGTACGGTGTTATCTCCGGGTCAGTTGTTCTGAGTCGGGAAGCCAGATAGTTCCAACCAAACTCAGTGGGCAGATGCGTTATCTCATCAAACCCAATCCAACTGTATGCTTGTCCTTGGTAGCGGTACACATCAGCATCTCGCTCCAAGAATCCAAATTCTACTTTAGCCCCGCTTGGAAAGTTCCAAAGCTTTTCTACTTCTCGGTACTTACAACCGGGGAACGCACGGGGGTACAACTCCCGGCTCTTGTCAATCAATTCCCTTAGTTCGGGCATTGATCGTCTTAATATCAGTGCGCGGTGGGCTGCTCTATGCGCATAACGCAATGGATCAATAAGCATTGCGTAACTTTTACCACCACCAGCTGCACCACCATACAGTACATCTGTCTCGGGTGCAGCTAAAAATTCTGTCTGTGGCCCTTCGTTTGCTTTGAAGATTACATTATCTTGTACTTCTTCTCGCAATGACTTCGGCACTTTGGATAAGACATCAGTATCAATTACTTTACTGCCCTTATCCTTCTCTAGCTTTGAGAGGGTCTCTTTGGACGCTCTGAGCTTTTCTCGCTGTTGGTGTAGCTTGACCCTATCCTTTTCTAACTTTCGCTCTCGCGCCTTTACAGAGCGTCTGGCGACCATCTTTGCTTTTGTCTCAGAATGAAAGTGGTAGCCCCTGCTTTTTGACCCCTTGGGTCTGCCAGTTTTTTTGCGGGGCGTACCATCTTTCTTTAAAACAAAGTTACCGTCTTCGTCTTTTAGGTAGTCGTCCGGGTTATTGTCCCAATCGTTCGTCACGTTTGATTATCTGCCTCAGTCCTACATGGCTTAACGGTCTGCCAGTAATGTAACTTAAATACTCTGCACCTTCGCGGAGACTAAAAGAGTTTTCTTTTACTAACTTCTTGGTCTCTGCTAGTGCTGCCAGTTCAACATCAACTGGTATTAGTGTATTCGTTTCTTCATCTAAGGTGTAGCCAAACGGGATTGTACTGCTTGTTCTACGCATCTTCCCTGATCATCTCTTTGGCGGGGAGTATAAATAAACCACCCTGCACATTGTTGTTTACTTCAAGCCTATCCTGTCGTCCCAAACCTGTACGATCTAATATCGTTTGGGCTGCCTGAAGTTTTAAGTTAGCTTGAGGTAGCGGAGCATCTGAGTTCATAACCTCTACTAACTTCATTGCGGCTCTAGGGGCAGACTGTGCAAGTATACCTGAAGCAAGTTCTACGATCTCGTGCTTTAGGGATTTGATTACTTGGTAGTGGCTGTTGTCACTGTACCCAGCTAGTTCCGCTGCTTTCTTTGGATCACCTCCTGTTGTTACAAGGTTATCAAGAAAACTTTGCTGTTTAATTGTTAATTCTTTATTTGACATACAGAGTATTATACAGGTTATTTACAGTTTTGTCAAGTATTTCTTGACAAAAAGCTAATTCAGCTGTATAATATAGATTACTAGCCCCCCGGGGCCACACCTAGTACATGGGCAAGCAGTATTTATAACTTTAAAAGCCCGACCAAAATCCTTAACTCCCCTAGTAATACCCAGAGTCCCCCACTAGAGTACTGGCGAGTACCCCTACAAGTACTGCCCGCCCGGTCTCTAGAAGACCCGCCCAAACTGATTAACACCCTAACCTGCGCAAATTGTATATGATTTAGTATATATATGGGGGGTAGCCCCATGGCCTCCTGCCCACCCCCTTAGTCTTGGAAGACTAAGGTGGTGTTGTAGACCTTGAAAGTAACTTTAGTTACTTTTAACCTCTAAAGCTTTGCTTTAGGACTCCACCAACTACTCAATCATCCTGATTGAGAACTTTCCAGACCTCTCAGACCTCTAAAGCTCTGCTTTAGGATTAGCTAGTTACCAAAGGATTTAAGAATCCTTTGAATTGTTAAAGTAAAACTTTAACCTAGACAGATTCCAAAGGAATCAGTAGCTTACAGAGTTATTTGCCCCAACTTAAAACTCTTAAACGAGTTTTAAAAAACCCCGCCAAAAACCTCTCCTCACCCGCGCATACCTGCACATGATGCAGGGTTTCTTCGCCTGTTTTAGTGTGCATTATGCGCAGGAAAAATCACGCACCAGAAACTTGTTGACACTTTTTGGAATCTGTGAGTTTAATGTTTAGGCCTCGGCAAATTGGGGCAACAAAAACTAAAACACACACAACTCCAAAGGAGCATACACATGAAAGCAACATCCAAGTCATTCGCTAACATTGACAACAACCGTCTTGCAACTGCAAAGCAGTTCTTCAGGGTTACCGTACACCACGCTAATCTCGTTAAAGACGAGATGAACATCCCTGAAAAATACTTTTTCAGACTCCGTAAGCAAGTTGAAGCAGTACTTGCCCGAAACAACCCTAAAGGGTTGACTCATGGCGATGTGCAGAAGTTTCTAGCTTCAAAGAAGCTACCGAAGTATTTAATTGCAAACTTGCAGATACTCACCCTTGTTGAGCCGAAGGCTGAAGAACAACCGAAGGTTGCCAAGAAAGCCCCAGCAAAGCCGAAGGCTAAGGCTAAAGCCAAGCCGAAGGCTGTTAAGACTCAGCCAGAGGCTGTTAAGACTCAGCCGAAGGCTCCGGAGTTTAATCAAGAATTTGATGCCCGTCTGACCTTCCTTGAAGGTGAAGTCAGCGTCATGTCAGAAGACATCCAGACTATCAAGTCTGGCATGGAAATGATTCTGGAAACCCTGAAGGGTTAATTTAAAATTCACGGCCAAGGACGGCCTAAACTCAAGGAGTTTAAAATGGTAGTTTTAAAATTATTTAATTTAATATTTAATCGCCAATGCAAGTTAGTTGAAATTAAATCAATAAGAAAATCAAGGAGTTATGCCAGATCAGGCTACTACCACTACATTGTAGTGAACAACACCCAGTACGTTTTCAGAGAGTTTATAATTTAATTTAATTTTAAATGGGTTATAATTATCTCTCAAAGGTTTTTGAGAGAGATAATTAAACCCCCAAAGCCGAAGGAGGCAACAGCATGACCACAGCAACAGATCAAGCGAAGGGCAATTTTGGAGAATTAAAATTTATTGTGGGAAGCACAATAGAAGAATTAAAAAACGCAAGGATTGCGTTGTCTTACAACGATCCAGAAAGGTGGAACCGAATAGCAGACACCCTGCTGGAAAGAAGCATTGAGAATTTAGAAAAATCAATTAAATAAATAAATAAAAGGGTGTTTATATATCTCAAAGGTTTTTGAGAGATATATAAACCCCCCAAAGGAGAAAAGCACCATGCTAGTTTTAGATTACCCCAGCAAAAAAGAACTTAAAGAAAACATTGGCGAGTCGCTTTGTTACATGGAAACTTCCATGTTCGGCCCAGAATATAAGTCAGATGGGACATTCTGTGGCTGTAACCGACCTCATATTACTGGTCACAAGCGGGAGTTTTTCGCTGAAGTTACTATGAAAGATGGCAAGATTTTTAAAGTTAGTTAATTTTAAATGGGGTTTATATATCTCAAAGGTTTTTGAGAGATATATAAACCCCCCAAAGGAGTACGGCATGATTACTTTAACTAAAATTAGTTTGCTAACTGGTAACACTAACAAAATAGTGTTGCCAATAACTCAAGATGAATATGACAAAGCTGAACAAGCTAGAAAAGGAGGTATGTACATACAAGATGCTTACCCTACTCTCACAGCAGATCAAAGAGAGTTTTTAATAAGCGGAGCAACCCCAGAAGAATGGGATAAGTTTTTTAATGTATAAATTAAACTAAAGGAGACACGGCATGAATTTCAACACACTAAAAGAAATCACCCGATCAAAATCAATATTCAAAGCAGTAGCATCAGCATATAAACAGGAAGATAAGCAAGGCTGGCGTAAAGCAATGCTAAAATTTATGCGCTGGTTAAAAAGAGATAGTGCTGGTTGGTCAGTTATGATGAAAAAGGGCAACAGCAAACAGCAGTTTTTATCCTTCAGTAGCTTACCTGAAGTAAGCTGTCCCGGTGCTGGTGCTTGTCTCAAGTTTTGTTATAGCTTTAGAGCTTGGAGATATCCCGATGCATTTTTTAGACAATTACAAAACTATGTTTTGATGCAAACAGCTGAAGGTAGAGCCAAGATACTTGAAGACTTAGACAAGTATAAATCAGACAAACCAGTAGACTTTAGGTTATATGTTGATGGCGACTTTGCTAATGTTTCAGAAGTTACCTTCTGGATGGAAGCCTTGAAAGACCGCCCTTGGTTAAAAGCCTACGGCTACTCTAAATCTTGGGAAGAGTTGTTAGCTTACAAGGGCGAATGGCCTAGTAATTATAAATTAAATTTGTCTTCCGGTAGCAAGCATGATGCTGAGTTAAAAGCTAAGGTTAAAGCTTTACCAGTTACAAGGGGCAGTTTTGTAGCGGTAGATGTTGGTTATAAAGTAACCAGTGATATGCATGGCGATAGAAAACATCAGAGTTTTCTCAGAAAACTATATGGTATTAAAGCCTTCACCTGCCCCGGAAAATGTAATACTTGTACCCCAAAAGGTCATGCTTGTGGATCAGATAGATTCCAAGGCATGGATATAATAATTGCAACGCATTAAAATTAATTAATATAAAGGGTGTTTATATATCTCAAAGGTTTTTGAGAGATATATAAACCCCCCAAAGGAGACAGCGACATGACAGTTGAAACAACACCGGAATATTGGGATTGTGAATGTGAACATAATTATATTCACTACAAAACTCAGCCAACTTGTGAGATATGTGGTAGTGAAAAAGATGAACAGCCGGAGTCAATAATAAATGAAGTAATAATTCTTCTAAAGGAGAGACTAAATGCTATTGAAAGTGAAAGTTAAAAACAATTACGGTACTGAACATATCTATCCAGTAAGTGAAGAAGCTAAATTGCTGGCACAGCTAGCTGGTAGTAAAACATTGACCCAAAGCACTATAGAAATAGCTAAAAAACTAGGTTTTAAATTCTCAGTTGAGAGGGTAGAAATATGATAACTAGAATACACGTTAACCAACATAACATCAGGGACAATAGTAAAGATGGAGGCTCAAGGCCAGTTTTAACTGTTAAAGACTACAAACAAAACAGAAAATGTGATGAAGTATTTTTTACTAATGGACGAGTAATATATTCCCCCGACAAACCATTGTCTTGCGGAGCTAAAGTATGGATTGAAACAACTGAACCAGTGGAGATTATACGATGAGTGAGTTTAATCAGATACATCTATTTGATGGTGCAGATTACAACCCAGAAAGAGATGGCGCAAGACTGTCAAAACAACTTCAAAAAATTTATGACCTAATGAAAGAAGGCAGATGGTGGACTTTGCGGGAGTTAGAAGATGCAACTAATTACCCACAGGCTTCTATCTCAGCAAGCATAAGGAATTTTAGAAAAGATAAATTTGGTGGGCATACTGTTGAAAGAGAATATGTAACCAATGGAATTTATAAATATAAATTAATCTTAAAGAGGGCGGAAGCATGAATGACAAACAAACTTTGATGGAACGGGTTATTGAACAGATAAAAAAAGATGTTGCTGATAAAGAATTGCAGCCCCTTGCTCTCCTTCTTTCCAACATAGACAGACGTTTACTAGAAAGTTTTATGGAAGAAGCAGAGGAGGAATCATGAAACACTATCTTGAATTATTAATTTCGTTTATAATTAACACCCTACCCCTCGTGGTTATATATTTTATATTTATTCACTCGGGGTTTTTAAATAACATAAATACTTACATAACAAAGGAGATAGAAGAATGTCCCGTGATCCAGTAGATATTGCAGAATTAGAACGAGACTTTGAAGAAACCTATGGCTCCCGCGAACAGCAATTTGCTGAGTGGTGGCATAGTCAAGAAAGAAAAGCAGATATGGAACATGAAACAAAGGAGAGTGCGGGATGAATTCAGTTAAAAAGCAATCAAAATTTATTATTAAAACTTATAAGTCGGGTGTAAAGATGGGGTTGACTGATGCTGAGACAGCAAAGAGCGCACTTGTTCTTTTCTCTACCTTAGCAATGAAACATGATCTTAATAGAGAATACGCATCGGAAGTGGCTGATGCCATTTTAGATCAAGCTTATGGGGAAGAATTCCAATCTTTAATAACAGGAGATATGCATTGAAAAGTAAAGAGCTGAAAGCAAACTGGGAAGTGTGGGTAGCTGGTCATAAGATACTGGTACACGATAAAACTTATTATGAAGCTATTGAAGAAGCTGAAGCTTTAGGCACACCTTTTGCCATAACTCAGAAGAATTATACTTATAAACAGATGAAACAACGACAAGAACTAGAAGGAGAATCTCATGCAAGTTAATGAAATTAGAAGAGAAATAGGTGAGTTTGATTATGCCCTTAGCGAATACAAACAGATGGTAGAATTCTACCCACTTGTTGAAAATTTGGTGGAAGCAGTTCTTGTACAGGCTAGGAGCGAGGAAGATGATTTAAGATTCTCCTGTGCTAGAGCATTAGGTAGGATTACAGGACTGCTGCCGTCAATACTTAGTATTACAGATGTAGAAGAACGTAAAGAAAAAATAATTCAAATTACAAAGGAGAAAACCAATGTCTAATATTGTTTCACTAAACTCTAATCGTGATAATATGCTCGGCCTATACAATCAGGGGTACGGAGCTGCTAGTTTTGATACTCATATGAGTCCACTTTATTATGCCCCAACCCCGCATGATAGAATCCAATCCGATAAGATGGCTATCTATCGTGGCGATACTTGGGAATTTTTAGGAGCTGTTAGTAGGAAGTACAACCTAGTAACTCACCGCGAGATGATAGATAACCAACGAGCCATTCTGGAGCGTTCTAATCTTGACTGTTCTAACATTGAAGAAAGGATTACTGTTGGTAGCAACGGCAGCAAATGCTTTGTGCATCATACTCTCCCTGCTCATAAGGTAACAACCCCCGATGGGGACACTGCGGTGTTAACATTCCTCGGTACTAACAGCTACGATGGGACATTTAGTTTCCTATTATCTGGTGGTGCTAGGCAGGGTGCTTGTATGAATGGTCAAGTCTGGACAAAAGATGCAGCCACAATTTATAAAGCTAAGCACTCTAAGTCTTTAAATATTAATCATGCTGCCCGAGTTGTAGGCTCCGCTTTAGATGTGCTTTCTGAACAAAATAATATATGGCATAAGCTTGCCAACACAGGATGTACAGATTACGCAGCTAAAAATTGGATACTAAAAGCTCTTAATATTAAGATGGATGCTGAAGAGTTTGAAGCGCACTGTCGTGAAACTGGTAAGTCTAATAAAAATTACTTGTATCTTGTTAATGCTTGGATGAAGTACCGCACCAGACTTCGTAGCCCAAGTAAATGGGCTTTGTATAATGCATTTACTGATTGGTCTACTCATGCTCCTGCTGCAAGAAAGAGTACTGATATCAGTAACTTACAACGTAAACGTGAGGAAGCTGTGCAAAATATAGTGACTGCTTTAGCTGCTTAAATTTTTGATGCCGTTGCCAAGGATGGCATTTTTAAAAGGAGATATTATGTCTAAGAAAAAGAAACTAGAAGTTATTAGTAGGTTAGATAAAAAACTTTTGAATCTAAAGTCAGGTGATCATTTCATAATTGATTTGAATCACCAAGGACGTAGATTCTGTGAGGTAAAAATTGGTTACAAGCATGGTAGGATTAAACCTCTATTTGAAAGTACAGGTACTAGGGTTACTGCTAACAAACTTAAAAAGAAACTGGCTGATACCTACTGGCAAGAAGCTAGAACTGATGCCACATATAAGGCATGGGAAAAAGATAGAAAACATAGATCTAGGAACTGGGAGAAGGCTTATGCCTAGACCAACATACGAAAACAAACAAAGTTTAAAAGACGAGCAAAGCTTTGGCGAGGTAATTCAAACTGCTTGGAACTGTGAGTTAATCAAGATGCCTGTGCAATATAAAATAGATTACTGTTGTTATCGGGACAAGCAGCTGATTGGTTTTGCTGAGTTAAAGAATAGGACTTGTAGCAAAGCTAAGTATCCTACTTATATGATAAGCCTGAGTAAGTATATAGCAGCTGTAAACTTATCAAGGACTCTAGGTAAACCAACTAATCTATGTGTCCGATGGACAGACCAGAGCGGGTATTTAAGATTAGATACAATTAAAGATCCCGACATTGGTCAAGGCGGGAGGTTTGATAGAAACGATTGGCAAGATGTAGAGCCTGTAATTTATATAGATATAAATAGTTTTATGAGGATCTAATATGAATGAAATAAAAAATAATATTTTAAATAACTTTAAAAATATTAAAGATAACTATAAGACTTCTATTAACAACTACAACAAGCTACTTGTAGTACTTTCTATAAGTCTTTATATAATAAGTATACTAAGTGCTTTAATGGTCTTTATAGAGATTATAGAACTAAAAGACTTTAAAAGCAACACCGGATTTATTCCATCCACACTTGAGTTTGTTTTACTAGCTGTTGTCAGCTGGTGGGGCAGTCAAAAGACTGCGGATAGAATAATAGTAAAGCTGTAATTTTTTGTTGACATGCCATAACAATAAGATTACAGTTCAATTTCAATCAACAATACACATGAGGTGTAATATGCCAGTAGTAGCAGGAACCGCTTATTGGGCAAGCGTAACTCAGCCCAACACAACTTACGAACCAGTTTATTCTGTAAACTTAGTCGTAGATGAAACAACCGCTGATGAGTTCAGGTCTCGTGGCTTCAACATCAAAGAGATGGACGAAGGCCCAGCACTTGTTATTAAGCGTAAGGTTGAAGGCCCAAATGGTATGGTGCGCTCTGCTCCTAAACTGTTTGATGCTACCAAGCGTGAGATCAATTGTCTCATCGGTAATGGATCAAAGGTCAAAGTCCAGTACAAAGAGTGGGAGTCCAACTACAAAGGGACTAACCATAAAGGTCTAGACTTCATGGCTATGCAGGTCATTGATCTAGTTACTTACTCCAATCAGCCGGGCGATGAGTTTGATGTAGAAGAAGCAGCCGATCCTTTTGAGGCGGAGCTGTGATCTACACATTTAACGGCAAGCAGTATGATGTTTCCCTCTTGGGCGAGGAAGTCAAGGAAGACTTCCTCACTCTTTCTGAAGTTCAGAATGAGGTTGCCCTGCTGGGTAAAAAGTCTTATGTACTTAAATGTTGTGCTGCTGAATTGAATCGTAAGATACAATCTAATTTGTCTAATGAGGTTCTAATTCAGGACGAATAAGTTCCCCTCACCTTCTACCTGTTACTCCTTGCAGGTAGTTGACCTTTGGGGGGGCTTTCATAGCCCCCCCTTTTTTTCACGAGGAAACTTATATGGCATTTATAAAAACACATGTCTACTGCCCTAACTGTAAAGGTTCAGATCCGGCAGCAATAAATGAGGATGGCTCAGCCTATTGTTTTAGTTGCAGTGCATACATAAAAAATTATAACGAAGCTACTAAAGGTGAGGAATCTATGGCTAGCACAAAACAAGTATCGCTTGGTACAGTATTTAATAGTACCAGCGAATTCAACGCCCTGACTGATCGGGGCATCTCTCTAGAAACCGCTAAGTTTTTTGGGGTTAAATCTTCCAAGAATACTCAGGGTAAAATCATCTCACATTCTTATCCCTACTATGTTGCCAACGAGGTAGCTGGTTACAAGTTGCGTGAGCCTAACAAGATGTTTTCTTGGAAGGGTACATCTATAGGCACTGGCTTGTTCGGTCAGAATTTATTTTCTGAAGGTGCTGCAAAGCGGATTACTATTACTGAAGGTGAGTGTGATGCGATGGCATCTTATGAAATGCAAGGTTCAAAATGGCCTGTAGTTTCCCTGAAGAATGGTGCAGCAGGTGCGGAGCGCGATGTCAAACAGTCACTAGAGTTTTTAGAAAGATATCAAGAAGTAGTTATCAACTTTGATAACGATCAGCCGGGACGAGAAGCTGCACGTAAGGTAGCTAGGTTACTCAGTCCGGGTAAGGCAAAGATTCTTTCAATGCCTGAAGAGTTTAAAGATGCCAATGATATGCTTAGGCAAGGTAAACGTCAGGCATATATGGAAGCTTGGTGGGGTTCAAAGTTATATACTCCAAGCGGTGTTGTTAATGCTAGTGAGTGTCTTGACAGCTGGTTAAATCGGGAAGAGAAACCTTCTGTACCTTTCCCTTGGGAAGGTCTCAACAAAAAGCTTTATGGTTTAAGGCGGGGTGAGTTAGTTACTCTTACTGGTGGTACTGGCTTAGGTAAGTCTAGTGTTACAAGAGAGCTAGAGCATTGGATGCTTACTCAAACTAGAGATAATATTGGTATCATCGCGCTGGAGGAAAATCAGAATAGAACTATAGACGGACTATGTTCTATTGAAGCTAATGATAAACTCTACATAGATCACATCAGAAAATCATATGATCCCGACACACTACGAGATATTCATACTAAGATTATGGGTAACGAAAATACTGGTCGTGTCTGGATATTCTCGCATTTAGGTGTGAATGATGTTGAAGAGATTTACAGTAAGATAAGATTCATGATTGTAGGTTGCGACTGTAAGTGGATAGTAGTAGACCATCTACACATGCTTGTATCAGCCAGCACTGAAGGCGATGAGAGGCGTACTATTGATAGCATCATGCATAGACTACGCTCTATAGTAGAGGAGACAGGAGCAGGTATGATACTGGTCTCCCACTTAAAGAGGGCTGAAGGTAACAGAGGTCATGAGAACGGCCTGACTGTCAGTCTGAACCATCTTAGAGGTAGTCAGTCTATTGCGCAGCTTAGTGATTGCGTCATTGCTTTAGAGCGTAACCAGCAGTCAGATGATAAAGACGAGGCCAACACTACATCACTAAGAGTATTGAAATCTAGGTACACTGGTGATGTTGGTAGAGCTTCTGATTTACTGTACAATCATGATACAGGTAGGCTCAGTGAAGTATTTCTGGATGAGCTAGATGAGGAGTTAGGGGATATACTATGAACTTAGTATTTGATATTGAAACCAATGGTCTTACAAACTGTAATACTATCTGGTGCATTGTCGCTTACGATATTGATGCCGAGGTATTACACAGTTTCGGCCCAAAAGAAATAGACGAGGGGCTGGAGCTGCTGACTCAGGCAGACAAGCTGATAGGTCATAACATACTTTCATTTGACATTCCTACTGTCCGAAGACTAACGGGAGTTAGTCTGTATGATAAAAAGATTGTTGATACTCTGGTTCTTTCAAGACTGTTTAATCCTATCAGAGAAGGTGGGCATGGTCTGGAGGCTTGGGGCTACAAGCTTGGTTATAACAAGATAGATTTCCATGACTTCAATAAGTTCTCAAGTGAGATGCTTGAGTACTGTGAGCGTGACGTACAGCTTAATGCTAGGGTCTATCTTGAACTGCGTAAAGAAGCCAAAGGTTTTTCGGGGCAGAGCATCAAGCTAGAGCATGACTGCTACAAGCTGCTGGACGAGCAACGTATCAATGGATTTATGTTTGATACTACCCATGCTTTCTCACTGGTCTCCCGGCTCAAGTCAAGATTAAATGAAGTTGTAGATCAGGTACATAAAGAATTCAAACCAAAGGTAGAAAAGATCAGGCTCTACGCTAGAGATACTAAAACGGGCATACCATCTAAGATGGCAGCCACAGATTCAGATAAGCGTATCCGCATGACCGACAGTGAATACAAGATTGCATGTGTTGATGGGTTTGTTGACCGTCACATTGAAACGGAATTTAATCTTGGTTCCCGTAAACAGGTCGGGGAATACCTACAAGACTTTGGTTGGAAGCCTACTAAGTTTACACCAACAGGTCAGCCGATAATTGATGAGGGTACACTCATGGAGATTGAAGGTATCCCTCAAGCTAAATTGATTGCCGAGTACCTGCTGCTCCAGAAACGTCTGGCTCAGATTAAATCTTGGTTTAAGTTTTCATGTGAGGATGGTAGGGTACATGGTTACGTGAATTCAAACGGGACTATTACAGGACGTATGACTCATCGTGATCCTAACATGGCTCAAGTACCAAGTACTCGCGCTCCTTATGGGGCAGATTGCAGAAAATGCTGGCGTGTACCTACTGGTTATAAACTGGTAGGTATTGACGCTAGCGGTCTAGAACTACGTATGTTAGCCCACTACATGAACGATGAGGCGTTTACAAATGAAATACTCAATGGTGACATCCACACAGCTAATCAAAAGCTTGCAGGACTTGAATCAAGAGATCAGGCAAAGACTTTCATCTATGCACTTATATACGGAGCAGGAAATGAAAAGCTTGGACAAGTGGTTGGAGGAAACAAAAACCACGGTAAGAGACTTAGAGACTCTTTCCTTAATAATCTCCCAGCATTTGCTGCTCTTGCAAAACGAGTTGAAAGAGCGTCAGCAAAAGGCTACCTCCGTGGAATAGACGGACGTAAGATATTTATTAGATCGTCACACGCTGCCCTAAACTCACTGCTCCAAGGTGCAGGTGCAATCGTGATGAAGAAAGCACTGGTCATCTTTGATGACAAGATAAAGTCAAACAATCTTAATGCCAAGATCGTAGCCAACATCCACGATGAGTGGCAGGTTGAGGCTCTAGCTCAGGATGCTGAACTGGTAGGTGAACTTGGTATTGATGCTATAGTAGAAGCAGGTGTTGCATTAGAACTGAACTGTCAGCTTGATGGGGAATACAATGTAGGGGATGATTGGAGTGGTACACACTAGGAAATAATTATGTCTTATTTAGTTGAATGCGAAAACTGTAACGAAGACTTAAAGATACAGCATCTTCACTGGGAAGAACTTGTTTGTGCTGAGTGTGGTGATACAGTCAAAAACAACCTACCTGAAATGTATCGTGATTATATTAATCTACAATACAAAGATGGTATCTGGTACTACACTGGTAATTCAGATGGAGCTAGGCGTACCCTAGAAGCGCATTTAAAAAAGAATAAGAAACGTATGTATGTAGGGGGTAAGTATGTACCTGTCAGTCATGCTACTCACAGCCCCGGCAGATTTAAAAACTACAATGACGTAGTATTCAAAGAGTATTACAAAACAAAAGATATAAAAGAAGGTAATGTATATCTTATATCTAATCCCGCTTGGAACGGCTGGCTTAAAGTTGGCAGGGCTATGTCAGTAGCTGATAGGCTAAATGCTTTTCAAACTGCATCTCCCTATAGAGATTATAAAATTGAATACGCTATAGCAGTTGAAGATGCTCCCAAAATAGAAAGGCTTTTACATACTGCGCTGAAAAATAAGTTTCGTTCTAAGTATGAATGGTTTAAACTGGATGTTTCGGATGCATTAAATATAATAAATGAGGTGATAGATAATGAAGAAAACGATTGATACGCTGGTACAAGATATATATACCGCACTAGAACCATTAACAAATGGTGAGCCTCTTGATGTATCTGATGAATTGATTGATGAATTTGGCGAAGCAATGAAGCAAGCCTTTATCAGCTGGGCAAGACCTACAAAAAGAGATTCTAATTTTAATCTTAGAATGTCTAACATTGGCAAGCCCTTGAGAAAGCTGTGGTACGACTCCCGTGCTGAAGGTAAGGACAGTGATATGTCTCCAAGTCTTATGATCAAGTTCTTGTATGGTCATCTACTGGAAGAACTAGCCTTACTCCTAGTTAAGATTTCAGGACATGAAGTAACAGGTCAGCAAAAAGAAATAACTGTTGACAGTATTGCAGGACATATGGACTGTAAAATAGATGGTGAAGTAGTTGATGTTAAGACTGCATCTAGTTTTGCATTCAGTAAGTTTAAGTACGGAACTTTGGCAGAGAACGATCCCTTTGGATATCTTAGTCAGCTTGCTGGGTACGAAGCTGCTGAAGGAACAAACTCTGGCGGGTTCTTAGTTATCAACAAAGAAAGCGGAGAACTTTGTTTATTTATACCAGAAGATTTAGATAAACCTAACATCAAAGATCGCATCGCAGTAGTTAAAGATGTAGTTGCATCAGACTTACCGCCTGAAAAGTGTTATCCAATTGAAGCTGATGGCGCAAAAGGTAACGAAAAAATTTCTAAGAATTGTTCTTACTGTAGTTATAAATACGACTGCTACGCTGATGCAAACAATGGGCAAGGGTTACGTACATTTAAATATGCCAAGGGTCTGGTTCATTTAACAAAAGTTGTTGTCCCTCCAAACGTAGAGGAAGTATTGTGAACGGTAAAAAAGCTAAACGGATTAGAAGACAAGCCAAGGAAATGCTAGTTGATTGGTTGCGTGAACAGGTTGAAAAGAAAGACCATCACAAGATAACAGTTGATAATATTTTAGATAGATTATCAGACCAGACTCATTTCTTTCTTCAAGGAAAGATGACACTCGCACCCTACTCTTTTAAGTGGGCAATAAAGCAGATAAAGAAAAATGAGTTTAATGGATGAAGAACTAATTGAAGTACTTTTAGTTATCGGATTAGAAATTGAGAAGAATGAAAAAAATGTTTACATTAGTAATGAAACATTAATCTACCTCTATAATTTGATTGAAGACGAATTAATAAACAGGGAAGAGGCTATAACACATTGAAAGCCAAAATTAGAAACGGATTTCGTAAGCAGCGGAGGCAGCGTCCAGTACAGAAGAATGTTCCTGCTAGTTATGATTCCATATGGGAAGCTAACTTACATAACGGTCTCCTGAAAAAGTGGAAACATCACAGTAAGATTATTGATTACACCATAAAGCATAAGTATCACCCCGACTTTATTAGAAAAATAGGACGTACTATTTATTTAATTGAAGCTAAGGGAAGGTTCTGGGATTTCGCTGAGTACAGTAAATACATCTGGATCAACAAGTCCCTGCCCCGAGACTACGAATTAGTATTTTTATTTGCCGATCCTTCTGCACCAATGCCCCAAGCTAAACGTAGAAAAGATGGCACGAAGCGCAGCCATGCAGAGTGGGCTGAAGCTAACGGATTCACATGGTACAGTGAGTATACTCTTCCCGATGATTGGGTAGATATGGAATATCGTAAGAGTGAAGGGTTTATAAACGAGTATTTTGATAAAGATAAGGAGAGTGAATAATGTCTATTGATAATGCTACGCCAGAAGAATGGTATGAAGTTGGTAAAAAGATACGTGAAGAATCAAGGCTTGATGCGGTTAATTCTCCCGCACATTACAATCAAGGTGGGATAGAATGCATTGAGGCCATTGAAGCAATGCTAAATCCAGAGGAATTTATAGGCTACTGCCGGGGCAACAGCATGAAGTATCGCTGGAGATTTAGAGCCAAGAACGGAGTTGAAGACCTGCGTAAAGCAGAGTGGTACGAGAAGCGTATGTTATCTACAATTATAAAAAAAGGAATTAGTTAATGAGTAACGACAAACTAGGAGTGCAAGAATATCTAGGGCTTAAAATTGATTACGATAAAGAATCGGCACTGGATGTTTTTGCAATTGAAACATTAAAAGATAGATATTTCTGGGAGGGAGAGACACATGCTCAAGAAGCTTTTGCAAGGGCTGCTGTATACGGGGCAACTTATAAAGGGGTTACTGACTTTAGTCTTGCACAGCGACTTTATACCTATGCTAGTAATATGTGGTTCATGTTTAGCACTCCTATCCTTAGTAACGGGGGAACTAGCCGTGGCCTACCTATCAGCTGCTTTCTTAATTATGTTCCTGATTCCCGGCACGGTTTATCTTCTCATTATGATGAGAATATATGGTTGGCAAGCGCAGGTGGAGGGATCGGTGGTTATTGGGGCAGTATTCGGAGTAATGGTGTGGACACAACTAACGGTAGTAAGTCTACTGGTTCTATCCCATTCATGCATGTCGTAGATAGCCAGATGTTAGCCTTCAACCAAGGGGTTACAAGGCGAGGTAGCTATGCTGCTTACATGGATATCAACCATCCAGAAATAGAAGAGTTCATTGCCATGCGTAAGACAACTGGCGGGGACATTAATAGGAAGTGTTTAAACCTACACAACGCAGTTAATATAACTAACGATTTCTTAGAGGCTGTTGAAAATGACAGCGAGTGGCGGTTGATTGACCCCAAGAGTAATACTGCTATTAAAACAGTTTCTGCCCGAGACCTATGGTTTCAGATTATCAACACCCGAGCAGAGACCGGAGAGCCATACATTGTAAATACAGATACCTGTAATGCAGCCCTGCCCAAGCAGCAGCAAGACCTTGGTCTTAATATAAATCAAAGTAATCTTTGCTCAGAAATTACATTAGCCACCAACGAAGAGCGTACTGCTGTGTGTTGTTTATCTAGTGTAAACCTAGAACACTTTGATGAGTGGAGCAGTGATGACAACTTTGTACCAGATCTGATTACCATGCTTGACAATATCCTTGAGCATTTTATTTCAGATATTGTAGACACAAATCACTTGGGTGGTTACACCGCTAACTTTAAACGGTTTAAAGGGTACGTAAAAGAAGGTAAAGAAGGTTATACAAAAGCTGCTTATTCAGCCTATAGGGAGCGTTCTGTGGGCTTAGGAGCGATGGGATTCCATGCCTACCTTCAACGTAAGGGTATAGCATTTGAAAGCATGTACGCCACCGCATTCAACCACAGGGCATTTAACTATATTAAGTCTAAGGCAGTGGAGGCTACTGAGAAGCTAGCTGCTGATCGGGGTGAAGCCCCTGATGTAAACGGCAGCAACAGGCGCAATGCACATCTACTAGCGGTAGCTCCTAACGCCTCCAGTTCAATTATATGTGGCGGTACTAGTCCATCAATTGAACCTTTCAGAGCTAATGTGTTCACACATAAGACTCTGTCGGGCAGCTTTAAGGTTAAGAATAAATACTTAGACGATTTAATTTATGAAATGTTCCCCGGTAGTCAGAAGAAACGTGATGATATCTGGAAAGATATTGCTGCCCATGAGGGATCAATACAGCATATGGATGTATTCTCTGATGAGCAAAAAGAAATATTTAAGACTGCTCCCGAGTTAAATCAGATATGGATTATAGAACATGCACACCAACGACAGGACTATATTTGTCAGAGCCAAAGTGTTAATCTATTCTTTGTACCTCCTAAAGCTACAGAGCCACAGGAAGTGCATGATGAGTACTTACAGTATGTAAATGATGTACATTGGGCGGGGGCTAAGAAGCTAAAGTCTATGTATTACTTGCGATCAGACGCTGCTAGATCAGCTGAGAATGTAAACATAAAGATACCCCGCATTGATTTAGGAACTTGTTTAAGCTGCGAGGGTTAAATTATGAGTAACTCAGATTGTAAATGCGATCCAGAATCTTGGGGGTATGCAGACCCTCAAGATATTTGTACAGAGCCGGAGTTTGAAGACTTACATGGTACTTGTTTTAAGTGCTATCATGGACGACAATGCCACAAAGAATACTGGGAAACATTTGGTTCTTTGTACTACGAGGAAAAAGACAATGGGTAAGGGCAGTGTGCGTAGGCCATTAGCTATTACCCCTGCTCAGTTTAATAGTAACTGGGATAGAATATTTCAAAACAAAAGGAATCAAGATGGAACAGATAATAAATCTAGTAAGTCAGTGGAGCAGAGAAAAAAAGATAGTAAGTAACTCTACTCCAACAGTTCAGCTAGGTAAATTAGTATCTGAGATGGGCGAGTTAGCCGATAATATAATTAAAGGCCGAGCAGTAAAAGATGATATAGGTGATTGTATTGTTGTTCTGAATACAATAGCCTTAATGAATAACACAACATTAGAAGAATGCCTAGCTGTAGCTTATGACGATATTAAAGATCGTAAAGGCTATATGAATGAGCTAGGGGTATTTATAAAAGAAGGAGATAAAGAATGAGCTTACTTAGTACTAGAGATTACTACAAACCTTTTGATCATCCTTGGATGTTTGATTACTACTTCCAGCAGAACCAGATGCATTGGTTCCCAGAAGATGTACCCCTGCACAATGATGTTAAAGATTGGCAGGACATGACGCAGGAAGAAAAGAATCTCCTGACACAAATATTCAGACTGTTTACTCAGTCAGATGTAGATGTAGGTAGCGGATACGTTGACCGCTACATGCGCATCTTTAAGAAACCAGAAGCCCGTATGATGATGGGTGCATTCGCCAACATGGAGTCCATACATCAACACGCCTACAGCTTGTTGCTAGATACCGTGGGTATGCCTGAAGTAGAATACAAAGCTTTCTCTGAGTATGAAGAAATGTCTGACAAGCATGAGTATGTCAACAGCCTACGCATATCAGTAAAAGATAAAGGTTCAATTGCTAAGAACCTTGCTGTCTACAGTGCCTTCACCGAGGGACTACAGCTGTTCAGCAGCTTTGTTATCCTTCTAAACTTCCCCCGCTTTGGGCGCATGAAAGGAATGGGGCAGATAGTTAGTTACAGTATTAAAGATGAATCTCTTCATGTAGAAGCCATGACCCGCCTGTTCCGAGAGTTTATTCAGGAGAATCTGGATATCTGGACAGATGATTTCAAGAAAGAAATCTATCAGGCATGCCGGGATATGGTTATGTTGGAGCAGAAGTTCTTGGACTTAGTGTTTGAAATGGGCGATATCCGAGGATTAAGCCGATCAGAGATGAGTGATTATGTTCATTATATAGCTGACCGCAGACTGCTACAACTAGGCTTAAAGCCTAACTATGAGGTTAAGGACAACCCGCTGCACTGGCTTGATGATGTTCTTGGCGTAGAACACCAGAACTTCTTTGAAGGTAGAGCAACAGCTTACATGAAAGCAGGGCTGCGAGGTAAGCAGGAGAATGTTGTATGGAAGGAAATTTAATATCGTTTAAACTATTGATAAACTTACACGGTGATTTAATTACCGAGGTAAGCATGCTGCCTAAAGATAAGATATCAAAAGTATTTAAAAAAGATGATGCCCCGCTAATTCATAAAGCAATTAGCGAGGCTGAAATAAAGTTGAAAGGACTACACAAATATTTAGAGGATGAAATATCTGCGTTTAATAACTCCAAACTGTAGGACGCACCCCGGTTGTTAAATCATCAAGATGTATAAACCGGGAGCTGCCTTTCTGATTAATTCCTATCCCTGTAAAACCAGCACGAAGAGCAGCCTCTACTAGCAGGTATGCTTCCGTCCTTGAAACAGCAATATCAATTGCTCTACCACTAGCATGCGCCCCCGGTAAATCTTTCTTAGCTTCTATCGGGTGATTGTTGCAGCGGTAAGCACTAGTAACAGGAAAAGGAAAGCCCAGCTCTTCGCGCAGCTGCTCTACCTTTACCATGAAATCTTCCTTCATGCCTTGGCTTCCGCAATGTGAACATTTTAATTCATCTTCTGTAAAGTACTTCATGCTGCACACGCCTTCATTACTTTACCACCATCTGCGCGTTTATTTCTTTTAGCACAAGCACTCATTATCTTACCACCAGCTGCGCGTTGCTGACGTTTATTGATAATAGCATCATACATTTTTCTACGTTCTTCTTCGGCCTGTTTAGGATTGTCATATCCTTTGATCACTCCGCTGTCTATCAGTTTTTTAAACTTCTTTCTAGTTCCACCAGCTGATAGTATTGTACCGCTTTCAGGATCATAGCTAGGAAGTAAGTACTCTTTGCCATTTACGCCAAGCCCTCTGATATACATTGTTACATCCTTCCCATCCATCTTACCAGCCATGTCACCGCGCACTACTGCATCGTGATAGCTTTCTAAAAACTTAAAGTTTTCTGGGTGTATGTAACCGCCCTTAGCATACCCATGTAACTCCTGACTTTGGGCGGGAGTCATATAGCGGGCTTGCTGTTCATCTATCAGCTTGGTTATACGCTCCTCTGCTTCAGCCCTACTTTTAGCATTCATCGCATAACCTAGATTGTTGTTAAACTGATCCATCTCCCGTTCGGGGACGTTGGATATAACCTCCCGGGCATTGATCAGGAACTTGGATAACTCAGGTTTTTTAGAACGCTGTGCTAACCAGCCAAGGGCAAGATGTCGTGCTGCATCTCCCTTCCCGTCCATCTCTTCCCGTTGACCATACTTCATGCCAAGGGAGTTAGCCCATTCTATATCGCTCTTTTCTATGCCAAGGTTGGAGGCAATACCCCGGCCTACAGCGTTACCCGCTCCCTTCAGTTTGTTGGCTGTAATTTTGAAGATTGACTTCAATATCTTACCGCCTTCGTTGTATCTAGGTATTTCTATCTGCTTGTCAGGGAGATCAATAACCAGCCAGCCATCTTCCATTTTAGTTGTAGTGCCAATGTCTTTAGCTATAGACTTAGCAATCTTAGGTATCTCTGTTTCGTATCTTTGCTGTACTTCTTCAGATCGTACTAAATCATTAACACCTGAAGGATCAACAGCTATTTCTACACGGTCAAGACCTTCATCGTATGCTCTTTGTATTTCACCATAGATACCCCGCTTAACGTATGGGAAGTCTGTTACTGGCATGATATACTCATCACCGAACATATCTTCAAACTCTTTTAGTTCTTTAATTTCTTCTTTAGTTTTATTAGGCTTATCACGCAGCTTCTTCCCTTTCTTTATTATTTCAGCCCTTTCTATATTACTGTTCAGCTGATCAGACTGTATCTCAAGTATCCTTACTGCACCATTTTCTACATCAGTTCGTGTATGGAAAGAGAACTCTCCTTCATCACGGAAATGAGTAGATTTACCCATTACACGAGGATCGTTGTATAGCCTTACTTTATAAGTATCTAGATTTGTGTCGGGAAGAGTAATTTCTGAAAAATCTACTTTTGTTGCGTCTGGCTCAAAGTAATTAATGCTGGGTATTTCCCAACTCTCAAGTATCTCACTAAACAACATACCATCAATCTGTTCTGGTACAGTCTCAAATTCCTCTTCTAGATCATCTATAAAACCAATGCCTTCATATTCGTCAACACCTTTTGGTGTAAGAGTAACGTCTTCTAAAAATGGTTCTCCGTTATTTCGGATTCCAAGCTTATAATCTTTTACTAGTCCGTTATCTACAGCCCTGTCCATTTCTACTTTATAGGCGTTTTCTATTGCGTCTAATCTTGCTTGGATAAGTTCTTCTTCAGGAGGTACTACAACCTCTGGTATGTCATCCATATCAACTTCTCTAACACCAAACTTATTTTTATCTGAACGAGCAGACTTTATAGTGTTTAGAATTTCAGGAGTTAACCTACCTTTTGTTGATATTTGAGACTTAGGTATTCTACCACCAGCATCATCCAAGTTGTTACCCAGAAACTCAATAGCATCTTTTATTCTAGATGATTCTATTTCTACTTTAGGTACACCCTGTTTAATTAAAAAATTTTCAAACGACTGAACAGGTATAGGCTGTCCACGCTCAATAAGCTTATCCAAAGCATTATCTAGCTTAGAAACAACCTTTGCAGAAGGTGTACCAAAAGCAGTAGCAGGAGGAACAAATGCACCAGAGTCGCTCATAAACGCCTCTACAGCTAACTCCATTTCATTCTCTAACTCATTAGCTAAGTCCTCATCACCTTCTGCAAGAGCATCATTTATTCTTTCAAGATAGTCAGCTTCTATTTCTTCTTCGGCAGAAATCCGAGGCGTGTCTATATCCCGCGCTTGAATTTCATCCAAAGCATTAGTTATTTCGTAAGTGACATCTTGTGTATCAAAAGGCAATTCATCTGCCAGTTGATTAGCTTTTTTAAAAGCTTCTATTTCTTCTCGGGTATATCCACGCCAAATACTAAACTCGTCACCACCTATCGGCCCCTGCCATCCCTGTTCTCTCATCTGGTCAACAGTCAAATCGTGCTTCTCGTCCAGAAGCGCACGAGCGTTTAACTGTGTAAACTCTTGGACTTTAGGATCGGCAAGTTCTTCAGGGGTGTAGAAACTTTCTATCCTTTTAGCAGCTGCTTCTGCTGCTTCATCAGATATATTCTTTTTAGAATAAGTTTTAATTATGTTAAATAAGCCTTTACCCAAACCACCCAGAGCAAACCCAACCCTTTCTTCTGAGTCTACAAAAGCACCACCCGCTTGCTGGTTGTAGGGCAAGCCTGTCATTTTGTCTATACGCTCGTCTGGTTCAACAGGTGCTTGAGGCACATCATAGACCTCCCCACCTATAGCCCTTTTAAGTCGGGGGAAATACTCTGATTCCTTCCTTTCATTTTCAGGTTTCTCTAAAGGAGTAGCAATCATATCTGAATATAAATTGTTTAAGTTCTTTACTAGTGAACTTAAAGTTTCTTCATCTGTAAATTTAACTTTTTGATATATCCTGTATACATCATCAGATGTAATTTTTTCGGGCCTGAATCTGTTTGATGTCATCATCAACAGTTCTTCTCTACCTATAGTTATAGAACGGTCACTAATTAATTCTTTTAAAGCCTCATCCCTACCCATTATAGTTTCAGCAGATTTTAAAACGCTGTAAAACTCTTGCGCCCTTTTGTAGATTGCATTTTCTCTAGTGTAATAATTAGAGATTACTTCTTCAGCTGTTGTGCCAAAGCTAGGATTATCAGAAATAATATTTCTTTTTGAATTGGCATATTCTTTAGCTGCAAATATCAACCTGTCTCTTGGATTAACTTCAGTGAATTTAAAACCAGTAGTATTTGTTATAGCCTCAGAAGCAACAGGAGTTACACTCCCGGTGCTAGGGCTGGGCGTTTCAAATATAGAGTCGGCTACACGTTCTAAACTAGAAACAGAGCCGGGCAGGAAAGAATTCATTACATGAAAAGTACCATTAAATACTTTATCCCATGTTGATAAACCTTCTTGAAATAAAGCTTTGCCTTCTCCTGTCCTACCATTTTCATTTTTAGCAGCTACATAAAGGTCAGTTAGGCTCTTTGTAAGAATTGCCTCATCGGTATAAGGAGATAGAATTTTAAGCACACCCGAGCTAATACCGTCAATTAGATATTCATCTAAATCTTCACCCTGTAACCTACCACTAGTAATTTCGTTGTAGGCTGCAAGTACTGGCTCAGTAAGTATGCTATAGCTATTAACAAACTGAGTATCCATTGCGAATATTTTATCGTCAAATCTAGCATACACTCTAGGCGCATCTTTTGACCAAGGAGTTTTGGTAATAGTATCTAAACTTTCTTTTTCTTCAGGTGTCAGCCCCAGCAAGTTTGCACTAGTGGCAGCTAATCCAGACCACATAGTACTAGCAGTACCGAAACCAGCAAGTCTTCTCAGCCCTCTATTTCTTAAAACAGAATTACCAGATGTAATTTCTTTGGATGCCTGTCTTACTATATGTGTGCTGTTCCTTATAATTTCAGAAGGGAACGAAACAAAGCTTCCCACAGGTAGCTGCCGTAATGTTTTTATTCCTTTTGGGACTCTGTCATAATTTGGAAAAGTATTCCTAATAATTTCAGCAGCCATTTCCTCCAGTTCAGCATCAGGCTTTCCGAGGTTGGCTTTCTTTAGTGTATCTAGTTCTGATAGATAGCCATTAATTTTATAAAAATCGTCTGTTGCTAAATAAAAGTTTTCAATGGCTTCTCCGGTTTTTTTAATTTTACCCAGCCCATAGCCGTCCATCTTCTTAAAGAATTTATCAACATTACCTTCAATAGCACTTTCATAGCCTGTCTCAAGAAGCTTTCTAAATTCATTAACAGATACGTTAGTGTTTATAATTCCAAGCCTCAGATATTTTTCATAAATATCATCTAGTCCCTGCTGACCTGTTTTTGAAATCTGATTCGCTAAAAGTTTTACTGTGCCAGAAGCTTTATTAAATGGGTTCATCCCATTAGCTAAACCAAACTGCGCACCACCACTTATGTTTCTTAAATGGGTAACGTGACTAAATACAGTTTTAGATTTCTGAGAATAGCCTTTTAACGAAAGAAAGCTTCTCCAAGCATTAGAAACCATGTGGTCTTCACCAGTTGGTGAGCCAAGTTTTAAGTAAGATTCCTGCTCTTTTATCGCAGTCAGTATTTCAGGAGTGGTATACTTACCATCAAGATTAGAATTGGTTCCTGTAATTTTTACAAAGTTACCTTCTCTAGGTCTCAATGCCCCTTCATCAAAAATATAATTTCCCTGTTTACCCAGCCTTTCTAAGTTATCAAAAAACTTAGATGTTTCAACCAGCCTTGTCATTTTACTAACAGTTAAGACAATATTTTCTGTAGGTTCTTTGATCTCCCCCATAAAAGCACGGAGAGGTTCTGGGATATCTTTTTTACCTTTTAATATTTCAGTGTTAACTTTTCTAACTTTAGAATAGTACTCGCCAAGTTCTCCGCTTTTGCTTTTTAATTCGGGCTTAGAAATTATTTCATCCAGCACATTGTTAGCTTTAACTAAAGCATCATCTTCGGACATTGTTTTTTTGTATTGATTTACTAAGTAATCCTCTGCATCTTTTCTAGCAGCAGCTGTAGGTGTGTACCCAGAATCTTCAAACAGACGATAAGACCTGCGCAAATACTGCCCGGTGTTCTCAGCGATAGCTTCTTTTAATTCCAAAGGAACAGCATTTGAATTTACAGCTGCTTTTGAAAGATCATCAATTAACATCCTAGCTTCGTAAACAGATTCAGCTACTTCTTTAGTTAGACCTTCGTCCATTAAATCTACAATAGAAGCTTCTTTAGACTGCTTTTTAATAAAAGACAAATCTGATGTAAGAAGTTCCTGAACTTTATTGTTAACAGCCTGTGCTTCGTCCAGAGAAGATAAGTTATCTAATTCTATTTTTAACCTGTTACTGATATGCTCTGCCCTGCCAACAGCTGCACGTTGTGCATACTGTGCATCTTCAAACGCATGAAAAGCTTTAGGTGTCCAGTATCCACGGCTAGTAAATACTTGGTTCATAAAGCGTCTAAGTTTACTACTATTCTGTTGGGCTACTTGAGCAGCACCTTCAGCAGTCTCATTGTATTCAATCTCAGGACGTTTAATCGGAGACTGTTCTTTAATGTCTTTTACATGATCTAAAATTAGATCGCCTTTTTCACTAGATGTCAGATCAGTATAGCTTTTCTTAAACTTGTCTCTTGCAAGCTTAGATACTTTAGCGACTCCCCCTACAATTTCAATAAGGCTACCCAAGGCAAGACCTTCGCCTAAAAGTTTTATTCTTTTTTCAGCTTCTGTATCATTTTCATCGGTAGCCATATAAGATGAAATTTCCTGTACGGCACTACCTCCCCAACCAGCTTCTTCTAAAAGATTAAATAAATTTTCAGATGGGTCAGCTAATATTTGATCAACAGCCACGCCAGTAGTGAGACCACCGACAACCGTAGGCAGGGCTTTAATTAATTTTGCCCTACCGCCAAGAACAGAACCAGCAACAAAAGTCCCTATTTCCGCACCAACCCCAACTACTTGACCTGTTAATGTTTCTGGCTCTTTTATGTTACCTTCAGGAGTCCAAAAAGCGTTATACATTTTTTCGGGCAAGTACTGCGTCAGCCTTTCTTTTTCTAAAGGAGTGACACCCTCTCGTGCAGTAAATTCATAAGGTTTAAAATCCTCACCGGGTTCCCAGCCTGATCCCGGACTCCATTTACCAATTTTCTGTGCTGTGTTAAGAAACACCCGCCCAAAATCAACAGCAACACTAGGATCACTAACTTGCTCCTGCTCTTCTACTGCGGGAGATTCTGCTGGTGCTGTTGTTATTTCTTCAGGGTGACGGCCTAAATAGTCATTTATAGCTTCTTCATCGGTAAACGAGTCTGGGACATCATTTATAACTTTGCCGTTAGGTAAACGTATGCTTCTTGTAGCCATTAAATATTAATCCTTAATTGTTAAAGCTAGAACTTGCTGCGTTAGCCATCTGCTGAGACATGTTCATTGTAAAACTAATTCGGTCAGCTAGCTGCCTAAACAATTCGTCTTTTTCTATACCTTGTTCAGCTAACTGAGCAATCAACCCGTCTATTTTTAATGCGTCTTCTCCTAACACATCAAACATTTGAATAGCAATACTGTCTCTAACAGTGTCTCTTATTTCAGTGGGATTGGCTGTTAAGAAAGTTGAATATTCTTTTGCAGCAGTAGCGTATTTTGCTACAGTATCTATTTTTGTTGTTTCAATACCATGTTTTTCTTTTAACTCCTGCTGAAATCTCTGATAAGCTTGAGGATTCAGCTGATTAAAAGCATCTTTACCAAAATTAAAATTACTGTCTAATGCAGCAAGCGTTTCTTTTTCTACATCAGCAGGGTCTTTTAATTTATTAAAGTCTACGCTTAGATCAGAAACAGTTTCTTTAATTTCCCCAGTATTTCTATCTGTCCTTGTTGTTGTTTTAAACCTAAGTAACGCTCCACCAGACGCAGATACTTTATCAGAAGTATTTGTAATATATTTGTCTTCATCTTTAATTTCAGGAACTACAAAAGTGCTGTAGTCATAAGAACCAACTAAATTTTTAGTCTCTCTATATTCATCCATAAATAAATTCAGACGATCTGCGTTCTGCATGATGTCGCTATTGATGATTGCATCATAAGCTTCTTTATCAATTTCCTGCTTGGTCTTACCAGACACTTTTCTTTTGAGAAAAGATATACCAGCATCCAACAAGTTTTGAGGTCTAGCACTTTTTTTGCTCAGTCCAATCATACTATCAAAATCTTCTTGAGAAGCTAATGAACTAGCTAGTGCATAACCTTTAGCTTGCGCATCAGCCTGTTCCTGAGCAAACTCTCTTACTTGCTGAGTAACTAAAGAATTAAACGCCCCGGCTTCACCTATTAATCCATATTCACCACGTTTATTCAATGCTTCTTTAGCTAACTGCTCAAACTGAGTGCGGTTAATACTGGCAAAATAATCTACTGCACTTTGACCAGAATTATCTATGGCTTCTTGAGTTCTTTTATAAATATCTGCATTAGCTACAGCATTCCTAAAAGCACGTTTTTCTGCGCGAATAGGCTCGCTTTGCATAAAATTATCAGCAGCCGACTGTAAAATATTTTTGCCTACTGCGCCAGCAATTGTACCAAGGGCAACATCTCTCTGCGCCCTGCGCTGCTGTTTAGCTATCCTTTGCTGCCTCTGACGCTGTCCTGCAAGCAGTGACTGTCCAAACTGTTCAATAGCCATCTATATAATCCTCTTACTGTTGTGCCATTAAACTGGCGGGGGCTTCTTCAGCTTCTTCTACGGGCGGTTGAGCCATCAAGCTGTTTACAGGCATTTCTTCAATTGCTGTTGTTATTTCTTCTGGCAATGCACCAGCAGGTACACCTTGAGAATTTTTTATTTTTTCTAATATTCTTTTGCTATTTTCTACGCCCATGACTTCATCCTCGGCTGCTTCTTCTGCTTCTTCGTCACGATATATAACGTAGTCAATATCAACACGTTCGGCAAGAGCCATGATCATGTAAGTCATAGGTTCAGCTAACAGCAGCATTAAGTCGGGGTTCCACTTGCCGTTGCTAAAACCTTCAAATAAAAATATCTGAACTAAATCCATGATAGGAAAACCATTTTCAACTTCCTGCATGATTCCCATGTAATTTTCTTCTTCAGTTATAGAAACAAAGATATACTCAAGAGCGTCCCTCATTTCAGTAAACTCAGGAGCCTTTTCAAATGGCTGTGGATTCTCTGGATCGTTAGTTAAAGACTGACCGGGAATAGCACGATCAGCTTTATTTATATACTCTGCAAACTGTTGTTCCATGTTATGCTACTCCCATTGCTCTTTTCCAAGAACTTAGTGGTCTATAATAAACATCCCCCGGCTGGGCAATATCAAACTGAACCATAGGGAATCCAAACTGAGCAAGAGGTGCTGCTTCTTCTACATCATATTGTCCAAGAAGTACAGGCGATGCACCGTAAGCAGAAGTCCCGCCATAACCTACTTCAGGAGCAGAGAAATATTCTTGGGCAGCAGTAGTGATCCCTGCTGTAACTGCCTCTCCTGTTAGGTTAATACCAGAAGTAGATTTTTCTAATCCAAAATCGTAGTCTAATGCTTCTGCTTTAAGTTCATCTAGTGAACGGACAGGGGTTCCTAATTTAGAGGGGTCAGCAACAGCTTCCTCAAAACTAGGCATGGACATGCCATCTTTTAATAGATTTGGTTGCGCAGCTTCAATCCCACCTTTTGTAAATCCCGGTTCATACAAGCCAGCAGACTTCTGTGCTAACAAACTATCCCCACCTGTAATAGTTGCTTGCGCACTAGGTTCCAAAAGCGGAATCTCAGGCATCTCAGGTACGTCTACTTTTAACGAGGGGGCAGCTTCCCTTGTTGGATCAAAAGCATCCGCAAAAGGATCATCTACTATACTATCAGTTTTTAACATAGGTCTTGATACTGCTGCTTGTGTACGCTGATAAGTCGGGTCAAACTGATTCATCCATTTAGTTGAGCCAATTGTGGTGTTCCAAGTTTTAGCAGTAGCACCTGCTGCACGTTCAAATGCCCCACCAGTACCAAAAAAGTTATTAGCTGCCCCTTCAAAATTTACTCCGGGTATTTTATTTAAAGCAGTTTTACCTACTTCACCAATAAAGTTTTTAACACCTGAAGTAACAGTATTAAAAGCTCTAGCAGACTGAGTCACAAACTTTGTCGCTGTGCCTATGACTGCTTTTGCTCCTTGTACTAAAGCATTACCACCAGCAGTACTAGCCCAAGCAGCTACCTTTCCTAACGTCCCTCCTAATGTTTTGAGCAAGGCTCCCCCGACCCCCGGCAGGATAAACGACATAGCAATTTGACCGACAATGCCGATCTTGTCCATGAATTTACCAACTTTCTTGGCAACCTTTTTAATACCTTTACCAATTTTCTTAAAGACTTTCTTTACGCCTTTAAATATCTTACTAAAAAATCCCATGCTTAATTACCCTTTAAGATGTAAAAATACCAGTAATCATATTAATTAATCTATCTACACCACTTGTGCTGCCGGAGTCAGCTATACCAGCTTCATTAGATAGTGCTGTAGCATACAATGTTGTAATACGTTGCTGTTCATTTTCAAATGCAGTTCTGGCATAAGTAGCCTCATCGCGTAACTGCTGCCAAATATTAGACAGCTCAGCACTAGTTAAGTTAAACGCCATTTGTGCAGCAGCTTGATTAGAGGCATTTTGTGCAGCAGTATTTATTGTATTAGACTGCCTACGCCATTCAATATTAGACTGCTGAATAGCTTGGGCATTCTGAGCATTCCAAATCTCACGCTGCTGATCCATTTGCGCATTGAATTGATCATACTGAGAAGTTAACTGGTTGTTAAATTTAGCCACATCAATTTCATTTCCTGCATTTATAGCAGCCATTCTGTTCTGCTCAGTAGCATTAAACTGCCCCATTGCGTTTACTTGCGCAGTATTAAACTGTTCCATCTGAGCATTCAAGTTAGCCATAAACTGATCAGCTTGCTGCTGAGATGCTGCGTTAAACTGTAAGGCAGCATTAGTTGCCGACTGATCTGACAACAGCCTCTGCTGTCGCATCTGTTGATCAAGAACAAGCGTCTGTTGCTCGTTAGACAGATTAGCCATATCAAGTGTCAGAAAGTTCTGTGCATTCTGAATGGCTAGCTTTGTACGTTGATCAGCTGTAGCCAAATCCATTGAAGCCAAAGCAGTAGCATTTTGCATAGCTGCTTGCTGCCTAGCATTCATATTAGCTAATGTAGTTGACTGCATAAACTGACTGTTAGCTAACTCAACCTGCTGTGCTGCATTAAATTTATTTAAATCAATGTTAGCTACCATAGTAGCATTCTGTACTGCACGTTGCTGATCTACATTAAGCTGGGCTACGTTTAACTGTTTAGCAATATCGGCAGCAGCTAAGTTTGTTTGCATCTGTGCATTTAGATTTGCTAACTCAGTTTGCTGTGCTGCATTTAGATTATCAGCACCCGCCTGATTTAACGCAGAAAGATTAGCAAGTCTTGTCTGCTGGTCTGCACTTAGGTTAGCTAATTCCATCTGCTGTTTAAGGTCAGCATTTTTAGCAAGGAACTCCGCAGCTGTTTGAAACTCAGCAAGCTTGCCTTGGTTCTCAGCTGTCATGTTAGCTAAGTCGGTCTGGCTCTGTATCTGTAGATTAGCTAACTCAACCTGCTGAGTATTAGACAGGTTCTGTGCATTCATAGCTTGCTGATTCTGCGCGTTAAGTTCGGCAGTTCTTTGCTGGTTTTGCAAGTTCTGTAATGCTGTCTGCTGGGTTTGTTCAGCTGTAGCCAATGTAGCTTGCTGTCTAAACTGACTCTGTAACTGAGCCATGTCATTAGCCATTTGAGCGGTCTGACTACCAGCTGTTTGCTGATTAGCTAAGTTCTGCATACGTCTTGTCATATCTAACTGAGAAGACTGTAAGTTAGCTTGCTGCTGGTTGTTTAAATTCTGGGTTGCTCGGGCTTGTAGAGCCTGTGCATTAGACTGCGCAATAGGTAACGCACTCTGGATAATAGCATTGAAAAGCGAATCACGGCCTACAGTAGAAGCACTCATGCCTCTCTGTGCTAGGTTCTGCTCTACTAACTCTACTGCTGGTCTAGCCCATGTAGGAACCTGTCCTGACTCTAAACCACCCAGCAGTGTTTCCATCTGAGAAGACATCAACGCTTCAGTAGGTAGAGCAGCAACAGCAGCTTGTACTTCTACGGGCTGACTATCTATCTCAGCGGTAACAGTGGCGGGGTCTTCTACAATTGCAGCAGTAATTGCTTCAGGTATTTCACCTACTTGTGCAACCATAGTAGCAGCTTCGCCTTTAGCTGCTTCACCTTTAACAGCCCTAGCCTGAGATGCTGTATAGCTAATCTTATCTAGTATCTGCGCCTCAACGCCTGTAGGGGCAGTACCTGTTATAGCCTGACGCTCTTGCTTTTCAGCTTGAGGCGTAGCAGCTAGCGGAACCTGACCTACTGTAACCTCTGGTACAAAAGCATCTGGACTAATTGTATAGTCAGCAGCTTGAGCTGTTACCATTTCTCCCGCACCTACTTGTGCAGCTTGGGCGGGTGCGCTAAGTGTTCTAATTTCATCTACAGTTATTTCTGGACGGGCAACACCTTGTGCTGCTGTAGTACTATTTAACTCAGCAGCTAGGGCTGCTTGATACTGAGAGGGGCTTACCGTGCCATTCTGAATAGCTGTTTTAACATTTGATACAGCTGTTGTTAACTGTGATGCAGAAACTCCTTCTGGAGGGGTTAGCGTTGAAAACTCATCAAGCTGCTGTATTGCAGAGTCTGGAGTAATTCCTGTTTCAACATCAACAGTTGCAACTTTAGGTTTCATTGCTGCTGTTATTTGAGGAACATTTAATGTTCTACGCTGCTCGGCTGTCAATTCGCTAGCCACAGGAGCGGGTGTTTTAGCCTGTATACCTGTCATTGTAGCAGGAGCAGACGTAGGGGTATAACTACCACCCCCCGGAGTAGTAGGGCTATAATTATAATTAGGCGTATAAGTAGGCGTAGAGGCAGGAGGAGTACTTCGTGCTGCTTCTTGTGCTGCTTCTATTCTTGCTCTTTCTGCTTCTGCTAATTCTTCATTTGCCTTAATCTGCTGTTGTTGCAAAATTTGATTAGCCTGTTGAAAATTCTTACTCCCTTCTTTAACAGCTGCCCGTTCAATAGCAGATTGGATACTTGCAACAGATGTTCCTGTTTCTTTAGCAATGTCTTCTAAACTTTTTTGACCCGCCATATATGCAGTTACATAGTCCTGCACAGAACCACCGTTAGCATAGTTAAAACGCTTAACCCCGCTTCTTTCACGGTTATATTTTTTTTGCTGTGCCATGTTTACTTACCTTTAATAACTGATAGATTAGCTGAACTTGTGTGTTCATGCTCTACGGATTTTATAAAATAATAAAGTTCCATTATTTGTTTAGGACTGTACTCGCCATTAGTATATTCTAATATAGTTAGAATTAAATTGACAGGTTCAGTAGAATATGTCATTAGCCTTTAACCCATTTTTTAGATTTTGACTTAGTCTTACTAGGACTCCATTTTTCTTTTGCTGCCCAATAAGCTGCTGACATTTTTCCTTTGGCTATGTTTTTTGCATGCCTTGATTCAAAAGCTTTGCGTTGTCCAACAGTTTGGTTTGTCTTAACTCCCTGCTGTCCAAATCTAATTGTCTTTATTTTGTCGCCTACTTTAGCCACAACGACATGAGATTTAGTAGGATGGCTTGGTGTACGTTTTGGTTTATTAAACCCACTAACTCCAGCCTTTTTTAGTCTTGGGTCTTTTTGGGTAGCCATAATTACTTCCTATCAACTTGTTTTACTTTTTCAACTGTTCTCATTGCGCCTAGTCCTAGCATACCTAAAAGTACTGGGAGCAAAGTTTCCATGTCAATTAGCGGGATAACTACATCGTATTCTAAAAGCTCTAGTATCATATTAGTAAAAGGAATAGTTATAAAGTTACCTGCCATACCTAACACACAGACCCAACCTACTGCTGGCCTCCAGCCACTAACAAACAATGAAGGATGCTCTGCTTCTTTCTTGTTAATCTCTAGCTGGGCTTGTACTGCTTCGTGTGCATGGCGTTCAGCCATAGTAGCTATGTCGTGTGCAAGCTGTGCCTTCTGGTCTTTGTCTTCTATAAACTTATCTAGTATTGCCGACACTGGGCCAGCGAGACCGCTAATAAGATTTATCATTACTTATCTCCCCAGTTCATCCATATGCCAGCAGCAAGAGCAGTAAGAAGAGCAGTAGTAACAACTCTAGCTATTGTCTGCCCTACTGTCTGTTTAGTTGCCCGCCAAGCATCTAATAAATTACGGACTTCTTTCATGTCTTGATAGGCATTTTCATCAGAGAGGCCAATACTTTTAAGTGCTTCTTGCGCACCTCTCTTCGCTGCACGATCAAGCAATAATTCTAGTTCTTGTTCGGTCATGTTTAACACCTACTGACTCGCTGCTATTAACGCAACAATACTTGCTAGAATAGCTCCAGCAACACCAAATAAAAAGAGAACTAATGCTAAGTCTGTTGCGTCTTTCTTTGCCACTGCTTTAGCTCGTGCCTCTCTTAGTCTTTCGTTCTTAATGTTCCTGCGCTCTCGTAGCATTTCTCTATAGAACTCACCTTGTCCACTATAGATAAGATATTCGCGCAGCTCGTTCTCCATCTCCCTTGCTTTAGTTTTTGCTATTGTTATCTCTAATGCTTGTGACTCTACGCTTTTACTGTTTAGTAGTTTCTTGGCGTAGCTAGCGGATTCGTTTTTAATACCTGCTTCAAGAATTGATTCATTCGCATCCCAAAACGCCCCCAATGTTTGTCCCATGTCCTGTAGTTCTTTGCCTTTGGCTATCCCTGTCTTGAGTGCATTGAAGGCAGAGTTAGCTATACTGACTGCTGCCATCACTTCTATCATTCTATTCGCCTATGGTTATCCAGCCTGTTGTGTCCTCATCCCACGTATACTTATTACCATCATCCGGCATTGGAATGGGTGCTTCCCAAATACAGGACGCTTCATTTAAAGACCAGCTTGGGTAAGGCTGTGGGGCGTAAAACGCATCTCTACCAGAATCGTAAGTATAGCCAATACCTGCGTAGTTTTTTCTCAGTGCTACACCGCCATCTGGTTCTCTGGTTTCAGGACTGTAATGCACACCTCCATAAGTATTGTATGAAGTCTGCACCCAAGTGCCTTCCTGTGTGTCCACAAAGTCTTGTTCAGCAACAATAACTTGCGTAACAATTCCGTCTTCTACTTTTGCAAAATGACTCATGTCGTGTAACTTCCTGACGAAGTGTATGTAAGAATTGTGTTATCACCTGATACGGTAACAGTTGGAGAACCTGTGGTAACCCCACTGTAACTTGAAGTGGGCATTCGTAATATCACAACACCTGATGCGCCAAGTTGTCCATAGCCCGCAGTGTATGCCCTGCCATCACCGCCATTGCCTGTGTTTACTGGCTGTAAGTCAGTTTCTGGGTAATAATACGCATCTCCGCCTCTCGCATAAGTCACTGCTGTGCCTGTAATGTTATTAGCCAGCCCGTTTGGCTGCGCAGGGCCAGCACCTCCAGCACCGCCACCAGCACCTGAAGCATAACCTTGAGGGTTTCCGCCTCCACCTGCATACCCTTGACCTGCTATACCGCTTCCGCCAATACCACTTGAATTGAAACCTGCGTCACCACCACCTGAACCACCAGAGGAACCATCACCACCTAACGCTTGTCCGCCTTTGCCACCTCCGGTTGACATAATTGACCCAAAGTAGCTGTTACTCCCATTTGAATTACTACCACCGCCCCCAACCGTTATGGTGTATACAAGTCCCGGATCTACTGTTACAGCTGACTCAGTTGTTCCCCCACCCCCTGTAGGCGTAACGCTTGACCGTAGTCCACCAGCACCACCGCCACCACCACGAGTAGTTGAGTTGTAAGGCGTGTAACCACCTGAAGCACCCCCAGCGACAACTAGAAAATCAATATCATAAGGCCCAGCAGAAGCAGAAGCATTGATACCCGAAACTATGGAGAGTAGTCCAGACATCAGCTAACAGCTCCAGCTATGACACAAACTGTGCCTGATATAAAAAATATGGTACATAGACCACGGGTTGCTATTGTAACGCTTGCAACATCTGTATCAGTACCGGATATGTAAGCCGTTGTGATACTACAAGTAATAGTTACATCTCCAGTAGTATTATTAAAAATACTAACAACATCACCCTCCGAAAACGTAGCATCTGGTATCGTAATTGAACCACCAGCACCTACCTGAACGTACTTGCCCGTGTCAGCAGTG